GGTTTGGGTTTACCAAGACCCTTAACAGTATACAGTGGGTTACCGTCTTTATCTTTAACTAGTCTATCACCACTGGTAGTAGACTTACTATTTATAGCCGGTTTAGGTTTAGGTTTGGGTTTACCAAGACCCTTAACAGTATACAGTGGGTTACCGTCTTTATCTTTAACTAGTCTATCACCACTGGTAGTAGACTTACTATTTATAGCCGGTTTAGGTTTACCAAGACCCTTAACAGTATACAGTGGGTTACCGTCTTTATCTTTAACTAGTCTATCACCACTGGTAGTAGACTTGCTATCAACATGACCATTAAGTTGTTCAGAAGTTAACTCGTTACGCTTAATAAACTTACCTTCAACGAATGCATACTTACGCATATATCGTTTATCACGTAAATGATTGATTGCAGAATGGTTTAGTTTATTTATATTCTGGGCTATAAAAGTGGTAACCTTTTTAGGTTTACCATCTGGGGTTATGCTATAACCATACTCGTCATCAATAGGTAATATATAACCAGCTGCATCTACATTAGGAGGTAACCCCATAGTAGAAGTAACTCCCGATTTTAAATCATTAAGATTACCTCTAGAGATATTAACTTTAGTGGGTTTATAGACCTTTACTTTTACTAGAGATTTACCATCCTTATTTTTAATAGTAACATCCCCAGTAACATCTTTAATCTTAGTATTCCCAGATTTTAGTTTAGCTATATCTTTCTTTAAGTCATTATGTACAACACCAGCCTTTTTAGCCTCTACAACTACACTTTTGCCAGTTATTAATTTCTGTATGAGTGAGATAGTTAGATCTTTAGTATTTGGTAAACTAGTTATTGATTTGAAAGGCGATATAGAAATACCATATGGTCCATTATCAAATGAAATATCACTTAGATAATTTAGTCGCTGATCGTCTGGTAGCTTATCTACATCCGCAAGTTTGACCTTATTATTGATTTTAAATAATGCTGTCATATGAGTCAAGTAGAAAGGCTTAAATCTCTGGCCAAACCACTCTATTAACCCCTCAGCATGTTCGGTATCATTATCTTCTATACCGAATATCTTCATTATTTCTTTAATATCTAACTTACGAGTAAGTAAATAGGCTTTACCTCTATCATAACCAACCTTATCTTTTAAATAATCTTCTAATAAAAGTAGTTTAGTAGAATTATCCCCCTTCTCTATAATACCATATTGGTATAATCTAATCTTTCTATAATCATCTAAAGCCCGCTTACTGTAATATTGATATAGTTTATAACCACCATAGGCTAAACCCGCTGTAACTGCAGCCCCTAATAAAACTGGTGCAGAAAAAACAGTACCTGCTGCAGTAGCAATACCTGAAAGGAACGTGCTAGCACCTCCTAAAATAGACCCCCCTAGCATCATTGCGGTCCTACCTATAGTGGCAGTACCACTTAAAAGAGAGCTCCCACTTCTTAATATATTACCTGGAACATTCCTTATATTTCTACCGAGATTCCGTAAATTAAACCGACTACGACCTCTTCTACGACTTCTACTTCGATTACCGCCTGATAGATCTATATCTGAACCATCGCTACCAAATAACCCTCCTAACTTTTCCATCATTGTATCAATGACGTTTGCGTTACGATATTTTTCAGTTAGATCGGCAGCCTTATCCTTACCTTTATTAGCTAGTTCTCTAAGACTCTCAGTTTTAAACCTAGAACTAGCAGAATTATCACGTATGCCATCTCCGTCACTATCATTAAATTTACGTTTACCCATATTGATAAACTTATTAAGTAAACCAGATGTGCTAGATGTACCTTTGCCCTTAAATTCTGATAGCTTATTAGTTAGTCCAGAGGTGCTAGATATCCCCATATACTGTTGTATAAGGTTCCGTATTTCTACTAATACATTATAGCTTTTACCGCCACTTATTTCAGCAGTATCCCCTTTCTTAAATAAACTACCCCCTATACCTTTTATAACGTTAGCTGTATTAGAAAGTCTATTGAATCCAGCTTTAATTTTACCTTTAGTATAAGCTACTATCTTCTCTAAAGGTACTTTAATTTCCTTACCTTTATAATCTAACAGTCCTGAAGCTATATCCTCCAATGTTAAAATAACCCTACCAGCAGAGTCTACTATAGGTCCCTTTATATCCTTGAATGATTTAATAACCTCACCACTCTTCTCATCTAAATATAATCCAGCTTTGAGAAGTCTAGCATTAATAACTGGCGAGTTCTTACCTTTAACGTATATATCACCAGTATACTCTAGTAGTTTATTAACCCCAGCTTTGACTTGCTTATAAAGATATTGGGACAATCCCTTACCCTTACTCATAACTGTATCCATATATCCTAAAGTAGTATCTAACATCTTACTACTAAGGTTTATCGATTTCGAGAATAGCGATTTGAGGGCTTCTTTAGTAGTATCTGATGTAAGTAAGGACCCAAGACCTCCAGCTAATGGTTTTACAACATTATCTTTAGCTGAGTTTAACCCACTTGATAGTTTGGATAATAAACTACCACCAGCTCCTAATACTGAACTAAAAAATGAACTTCTACCCTCAGTATTTTGGGATGTACCCGTATCACCATCAGTAGCATTAAATCGTATACCCTCTTTTAATAGTTTCAATATATCAGTAGTATTGGATTCTATTACTGGTATACCTCTAGTATTACTTACGATTGGGTCTAAGAATGCAGGTTCTAGACCGATGCCATTAGAACTACTACTAGGACTATGAGTGGTCTGAGAATCTATATTGTTAGGATTGGATACATCTGGTATAGTCGATCTCCTTAATGGGTTAAATCGTGATGTACCAGAGGTATGAGTAGTGGGGGTAGTTTTACCATTAGCAAGTTCCAGATACTTATCTTTATTTAAACTATATTTACCTTGATCATTTTCCGTCACCACCCCCATCTCCCTAAGAATGTCCCCTTGACCATTATCCATAATCTCTGATATAGTCGGGGTTAAGCCACTCATACTTGTTCGTAGATTCAACGCTTCACTGTTGAACTTTGAGATTTTCTTACCAGAAGTATCGGAATTCACATTGGTGATAAGTCTTTTATATAGAAGTTTCCCCATATCACTCTTATCAGATTTAAGCACTCTAGCTAATGATTTCGTATTAGTTACATTTCCTTGTAATATGGAATTCTGTAATAGCTTTGAAGCATCTACGTTATCTGAACTGCTAAGAGTAACGTCACCCAATATACCACTTAGTATCTTATCAGTCTTTTCGGCTACGTTATCGCCAGATAGATCTCCGACTAGTCTATTTTGTAAAACCTTTGTAAATTTAGATCTAGAAAGAAAATTACTTCCCTTATAATCAAAGGTAGTTAATTCAGTACTAGTATCTCCAGTTCTTAATATGGTGACTTCTCTTAGTATACGACTAAGATATCCCGGTATAACCTCTACTATAGCCTTATTGGTTCTATTAGTGTAAATACCAGGCTCAAATAGTTTATCCGATACTGAGGTTATACTGCCTGAAAAATTCCCACCTTTGGGATTTAGTATATCAGATAACATACTCTTAGCATTGTTAACTAATTCATTATCTGAATCACCAGTATCTTTAATATATTCTCTTAGTAAAGTGGGATCGGCAATGATATCTTTAAGATTTCTACCAGTGCTAACTAGTTTATTATTTCTGTTACCTCTAGATCTAAGTCTACTACTAAGCTTATTATTAAAATAACCTACACCGTGTGCAGTAGCCATTCTCCCTAACTTATAAGCACCTGACTTAGATGAACCCCCCATCATCTCATCGGGGTCCTCCATACTACCGATAGTATCTGCCATATCGGCACCCATATCAACACCGTCTAAAGCAGCACCTACTCCATCCATTACTGACTTAAGTTGTGTTTTTATGTTAGATGTTACAGTACTTATAAGACCTTTATCTGAAAATAGCTTATCTTGAATACTGCCAATGACTCTATTTTTAGAAGCTTCTTTGAACTTCTCACTATTGGTTATCTTAACATATTCTGGTAATGCCGTATTTCCAACTATAGCTTTATTTTGAACGTTAAATACTTCAAAATACTTATTAGAGATCTCTAGTAATTTATTTTGTACGAAATATGATCGGTATTGTAACTCTAACGATTTCTTCTGATAGGCCTGAGTTACAGTGGTGGTATATGTAGATAGTTTAAGTATACCATCTCGTATAGATGTTGATATATCAGTAGTAGCTTTAAATTTCTTACTTTCAACTTCCTGATCTAACAGCTTCTCCTTATCAGCTACCTTTTGAGTATTAAATATGTTTTCGGTAGCGGTTTTGATGGACCTCTCCTGAATATCCCTTTCCGAAGTAGTGTTTCTACCCTGATATTCGGAAGTAGCTTCCTCTACTTCCTTTAACATACCCTTCAACTTCTTATGACGTTCCGGTATCAGTCTATTAATCTTAGTAGATATACCCTTAATCTTGGGTCTAATAGATTTGATACTTTCATCATAAAGTTCAGCTAAATCACTTACTCCACTATCAAGATCTGAGTGTACTTCTCCGTATTCCTTAGGTAAAGCTTTTAATATAAAATTCTTTATAGTATTGGAATCGGTTAGTATGCTCTTAGCTGATGATATGCTACCTTTTACTGCTTGTGATATAGGTCTTCTATCATTAGTTCCGATCTCTGGATTTATATCTAAACTTTCCCCTCCAAAACTACTGTCCATATCATCCATACTGAAATCATCTAGGTCAAATTCACTAGCCATTATTTTCTCCTAATATGTTAAGTTCGACTATCTATTAGATTGAACTTATGTAAATGTTACTATTGTGGTATATAAATAGTCTACCTCATCATATGATACGTTCATTCAAATAACAATAGGTGTTAAATATGACCCAAGTACCATTTAATATTGAACTTCTTATTCCTAAAGATCGTGATGTGAAAGGGATATCGCCAGTTAAGGTATTAGACACGTTTATAGGATCTACTAAGAATTTCCATCCAGAAGGTCTCTTTAGTACTGAGATTTTTGGTAAGGTAGGAGAAGAGAGTCGTAATCGTATATTTAGTTATATTAATTTAAATATAACAGTTATGCATCCTTTATTTTTTAAACTCATAGTTAAACTAAAAGCATTCTATGGGGATATATTGAGTGGTAAGAAATTCGCTACCTTTAATACGGAGACTCTAGACTTTGAGCCAGCATCACCAGTTGATGGCGATACTGGTTATAGTTTTTTCTTATCGCATATAAAAGAACTTAAATTAGTTAAAACTGATAGTTCACAAAGAGAGTATAATATAGCTCTTATTGAAAAGTATATAGATAACCACATTATTGATAAACTAGTAGTCATGCCAGCTGGTATAAGGGATTACTTCGTGGATAGCACCGGAACCCCTTCCGAAGATGAGGTCAATGGTTTCTATAAACGTATTTTAGGCATAAGTAATTCCATAGAGGGTATAACGGTTAAACAAAACTTAGAACTTCTAGACTCTAGTAGATATACTCTACAAACAGTTATACTGGATCTCTACTTATATATAGAGGATCTCTTAAAAGGAAAGGGTAAGCTTATACAAGGTAAGTGGATATCTAGGAATATATTCAATAGCACTAGAAATGTTTTAAGTAGTAGTATACGGAGTATGAAGCGCTTAGGAGATCCTAACAATGTAACTTCTAAACAGTGTATAGTAGGTATGCATGAATATCTGAGATCTACTTTACCTCTAACGGTTAAAAATATACGTGATACATATTTATCTAATATATTTGTAGGTTCTGATAGTGCCGCATTTCTTATAGATAAGAAAACATTAGAACGGGTAAGTGTTGATATTGCCCCTGAAACCTATGATGAATGGATGACTTACGACGGTATAGAAAAGACTGTAGCTAAATTTGGTATAAGCGATATCCGTCATGATGTTATTGAAATAGAAGATCATTATCTAGCGCTCTTATATAATGATGGCAAAGGGTATAGGGTAGTATATGATAAAAATACTATACCTGAAGATCTTAGAGTTAATCTCAATCCAATAACGTTATCAGAGTTATTATATCTATCCGTATATAAGGGGTCTGATGAGATACCCGGTCTTATAACACGATACCCTATAACTGGATATGGTAGTATTAATTTAATTTATGCTTATTTAAGAACTACCAATAAATCACTAGTGCTCTATGAGTTAGATAGCGATCTACAACCTACCCCATTTATAGCTAAGGAATTCCCTATAAAAGATACTGGTTTTTTTGATACTCTTAATATTCCACATAGGTACCTAGGAAGGATGGGTGCTGACTTTGATTAATGTATCTGCTATGTTATACCTACTAGCAGATTCACCTATTTAGGGTGATAACGATTAGTACAATTTATTGTACTTGGTAACGTACTAATCGTTACACTGTCCTACCGGCTAGTAATAGTCGAGTAGTTACTTCTCTAACTGCTGGAACGTGCTAAAGATACATGAGCCACCATAGATAGCTAGAAATGGCAGACTATTACGGCTACGAAAGTAGAAACAATCATGTATATGACATATGATGATAGTAAGTCTAAGTGTTATTAACAATGTGCAATCAGCCTCGAAGTCCCTCTATGTTATTCAGTGGGATGTGATCAACGACCAACCGCTAACCACGGTGTACCTATCAGTGATAGGGAAACGGGAAGCACCCTACCGTATTCACGGGGGTGGTGATATGGTCTCTACATTATACTAACTGTATAAGCTGCAGATAATGCTGCGGGATAATCGTAACGAGGTTATCCGAAGAAACTGACAATATCCTTTACACTACTATTAACAGAAGAAGCTAAGCTAGAAGCTAAGCGCAAGATGTATAACAGGGATCTATACATCAATATTAATGGTAAAATGTTTTTTAATTTATATGATGACACCAGTGAATTGGTGGTTACGAATATGACGAGTTAACTAATGAATATAACAGAATATCTAGAATTACAATCTCCTTTAGTACAACGCAATATTAAAGTAGTTACTTCTACTACCGAAAATCAAGATTACATGTTACACATTGATCCTAAAACTCCAAGATGGTATTATCCTAGAATATCCCCTAGAGCTGCAAGTCAAGAGGATCGTACCATACCTCGTATAACAGTTGCTCCGTCAATCATGGGTTGTCTTATCGGGTATGGGGATGTAACGGGGGATCATATTTACTATAAAAATAATGGTTCTTATGGCGCAATATATGACATAAATATCTTACCCTTCGTAGAGGGATTGAAGCCTACTAATAAACTAGTATTTGATGCTAATTTAACTAAAGAAGTGTGGTTAGTAACTTACAATAAATCTACATATAGATATGCCCCCAAAACGATAGGTCAAATACTCATACAAAAAATAATCCATGAGCGTAATGGGGGTCATAAACTTACAGCTGTTATAGAAGCCTATCTGCACATTAAAGATAAATATGATATAAAAGTATCTAACAAAGGGGGTGTGATAGGTAAAGGATACTATAAACTTATTGGGGATTTAAGGTTGAATAATACTATAGAACTTTCCCCTATACCTGAAGATGAATATAGACATGTGAAATTGGATTCGTTAGGGTTAGAATCTCTAACCCCTTCTTTTGGAGAATGGTAATATGCTAACACAAGAAATATTTTATAAAAAGAATGGGATAAGAAAACTAGCACAGTTACTTAATCCTCCAATTTTCATACTTAAAGAATTACCTAAATCGGCATCATATAACTATATTGCTGATGAAAATCATAGTGTAGATCTATCTAGCAATATTGGAGTGTTATCAAACTACAATCGTGTTGTTTATACGGATATAGTTACAGATTTAATAAATCCTGAAGGTAGGTATACAAAAGTCCATTCTAATGTTAAAGCTTTAAGTAGAAAATTCTTTACTGATAATAAACAGTTTAAACCTAAGGAGCTACCTTACATAAGTACAGATAATCCTCTTTTATTGACAATGGCTAACTTTAGTTATATCAATAAAAGTTATAAATATACTAATTCAGGATATCATGAATACTTCAAATGGTTCAATGTAAGAAAACGTCTATGGCTCTATGTTAATGAAGCTAGCATATATTCTAGACATCAATATGTCCATTATTATCTACCTAAGTTATTACCTAGTATAAAGTTACTAAAGATATATGAGAGTAATACTACTCTGCATATATCTGAGGTCTTTACTGATCAAAGTATGCTTAATATACTTGATCTATGGAGATGGTTAGTAGTAGAATCCCCCCTTAGTAGCATGGCGGTTCTAGATGAAAAGGGTCTATCTAAGATAAGTATTATTTTCACTAATGAAAGTGATAAAAGTATTATCATGAATTTAGGTTACTTGCGTAGTTGGATTAAAGGTCATGACCTATCTGATGTCAAAACTAACTCCAATATATCTAGTATTCAACTTGGTAAATTCTTTATAAAAGCACTTATGAGTCTACAAGCTGCCATCGATATAGCCGTTAATGATGAACCTTTAACTATTTCTGATGTAGAGTCAGAAGATGAGGTTAACACATCTGACAATACCGGTCTTGAGATATTAGATGTAGATAAAGATATGACCATACTTAATGCGGTAACTTCTAGCACTCTAAGTGATATGGGGGTTATTGTATCTAATGATGGTAGTGTACATAAAAAGAAAATCGTGGTGGGGGATATTGATGTTAATGCCGTCATGACCTATGTTAACCCAAAAGATATTCTTAAGGGTAAGATTTTAAAGTCGATTAGGGATGTTAACATTCCAGCTAGTAGTGCTAAATCATATCTAACTGCCATAGATGAGTTTAGTAGGTCAGATAATCCTTATACCGGTACTGCCATATCAGATTTTATTAAGCTAAGTAGTGATGATTTGACTTTAGATACTGATGTAGTTAAAATAGTAGCTAGTGATTTAGTCCAAGATAAATCTATGTTGGAATCATCCTTACTATCATTTAACACAAAATATGTTACTGAAGTTCTTGATAAGGATATCATGAGATCTATTAATGATATCCAGAATGCAGGCATCGTAATAAAGAAACATGAAATATTACCTATAGAAGATAAATTGGGTTCTTATGACATGCATACTCTCACTATTAAACCTATAGATGGGGCCCAATCAACTATTAAGTTTAAACTACCCAAGGTCAATGATCATGGTATAATGATGGTTAATGGTAAAGAGGTGGTTATGCGTATTCAACGTATAGATCTACCTATACGTAAGATACAACCTAATGTAGTAGCCCTAACATCCTATTATGGTAAGATCTTTATAACTAGATCTAGTAGAAAAAATGATAGTAGTACTGAGTGGCTAGTTAAACGTATACGACTATTGGGTTTAGATGAATCTAGTAATATATCTAAAGTAGCTCCAGCAGATGTATATACCAATACTTTTGAAGCACCTTATCTTTATAACTCTTTAGCTAAACACTTCAAGAGTTTTGTTAGTGGTGATATAACCTTTAACTTAGACCATGTGGATAGGAGTGATATTGCAAATACCACTCCTTTAGCTAAAGTAGAAGCTAATGGTAGGGTTATAGGTAGTAGTACTGATGGTAGTATTATAATTATGGACTATGACGATAATCTACATTCTTATTCAAAAGGTGTATTTACTGAACTAGGTTCACTCTATGATGTAGTTGGTGTAGATAAGAAAAAAGCACCTATGGATATTACGGAATTAAGAGTTTTCCGTAAACACATACCTTTAGGGATTGTGTTAGCATACTATTTTGGATTTACCGGATTACTTAAATTGTTAAGTGTGACATATAAGACTAGTGCTGAGTTAAGATATAGACCTAGTGAAAATGAATATATTATAAAATTTCAAAATATAACTTATATATTTTCTAAAGATGATGTGGAGGTCAGTCTTATATTAGCTGGATTTAATAAATATAAGAAAATTCTAATAGGGTTTAAAGATGATGAAATGGATAATTCTGATGTTTATTTTAACCTCCTAACATCTATGAAGTTAGGACCTATCTATATACGTGAATTAGATCTGCTTAAAGATATGTTCATTGATAGCATAACCCTTACTATATTAGAAGCTCGTAATGAGCCTACTACTTTCATAGGTATGCTACTATACTCCAACAAACTACTCTTAGATTTTAACACTCCAGATAGTCAAGATCTCCAATATATGCGTATAAGAGGGTATGAACGTATGGCTGGTATGATTTATAGTCAGATGGTTCAATCCATACGCTCTTTCAGAAATCGTAATATAGCGGGTCGTGCTAAAGTAAATGTAGGTAATTATGATATCTGGAATAAAATCGTTAAAGATAATAGCACTAAATTAATCGAGCAGACTAACCCCATACAGAATTTAAAAGAAGTTGAGGTTCTTACCTACACGGGTGAGGGTGGGCGTAGTACTGAAACGCTAAATAGGGCTTCTAGAGCTTTCCATAAATCTGATTTAGGGGTAGTATCTGAGGCTACTGTAGATAGTTCAGCAGTAGGTGTAAATTCATATCTATCAGCTAATCCTAACATCGGTTCTCTTAGAGGTATAATGAGTAAGAATAAACAATTGACCAACTCTAGTTTATTTAGTACCAGTATGCTGTTAGCTCCTAGTTCTGATAAAGATGATGGTAAGAGGGTAAACTTTGTTAACATTCAAAATACCCATACCATTGCGGCTGAAGCATATCGTCAACCTTATGTTAGAACTGGTTATGAGTATGTTATCGGTAAGCGTACATCTGAGGAGTTCTCATATAGCGCTCGGTTAGATGGTGTAGTTAAATCCATAGATACCGATGGCATTATCATCGAGTATAGTGATGGTAAGAAAAAAGGTATTAAATTAGGACCTATCTATGGTGCAGCTGAAGGGACTTACTATCCGCATAACATTATACCTAATATAAAAGAGGGGGTTAAGTTTAAGAAAGGGGACGTTATTGCTTATAATGAGAACTTTTTTGAGCCTGACATTCTAGATCCTACTGAAATAGTATATAAGACTAGTTTTCCAGTTACAACGGCTATATATGAATCTAATCAAACATTCGAAGATAGTTCTGCTGTGAGTAAGATGGTAACCGACTCTTTTAAAACAACTGTTAGCAAACCTAAAATTATAACTTTGACTTTCGATCAGAATGTATATGACCTTATAAAAGTAGGTAGTAAGGTAAAACCTCATGACATATTACTAGTTATAGAAGATGATATCACTAGTTCCCTAGGTATTTTTAGTAGCGACTCTTTATCTGCACTAAAAAAAATAGCCAGCCAAACTCCTAAGTCCCACTATAATGGAACTATAGGTAAAATAGAGATATTTTATAATGGTGATAAAGCTGAGATGTCAGATACGCTGCGTAAGATAGCTGATAAGTATGATAGGAAAATAAGTTCTTACTCTAAATCTTCTGGTGGGAATCTGACTAATAATAGAGTTACTAGCGATCTTAATGTTGGTGGTAAACCATTACAGCCTAATACCATAGCCATTTATATCTATACTGATATAGTAGAGGATATGGGAGTTGGGGATAAAGCTATATTTGCTAACCAACTTAAAAGTGTGATTGGTGAAGTTATGGATTATGATATGGCTACCGAGTCAGGTAAGACCATCAATGCAGTATTTGGCTATAGAAGCATATCTGCTAGAATAGTTAATAGTCCCATTTTAATTGGGACAACTATAACTTTACTTAAAATAATAGCTAAAAGAGCTATAGAGGTTTATAAATCATGAAAGTTCAAACCCCAATATGGGTGGCGGTACAGGGTCCTGATGGTGTTGGTAAGAGTATTGTAGTAGGGTATTTGCAACAGCTTATGAGTGTATATAAACCCACTGTAAAACTTAAAGCTGTAGGATCTGGAACTGTAGGAGTCACATTGAGGGAATCGTTACTATCTAACGAACTACCCCTCTCATTAAATGCTTCAGTATCTGCCATAGCACATTCTAGTCACTATACTGAAGTAGTAAGGTACCTAAATGATAACTATTGTGTAATCTCAGATAGATATATAGGTTGCTTTTATGCGTATAATATAAATTTGTTAAATGATGATAATGCCAAGGATATATTTAATCTTATATTAAATAATCCTAGCATCATGCCCATACGTCCAGATATCATTATCCATTTGGACTCAGATATCTCTAATATTAGTCATAGACTTACAAATCGAGATTGTGAATTTAATAACCTAGATAAAAAAGCTATAGCTGGTATAGATACACTTAATAAAGGATATCGCTCCTTCTATGCTAATAACGACTTTAATGTAATTTACATAACTAATAACTCTACACTAAATAGTTTAAAGAAGAAATTAGATAAAGTTTTTAAAGATTTTTTAAATACCCATAAATAGGATCAAGTATGAATACAAGAAATATTAACACCGCTACCGTTATAGCTAATATTTTAGAATTGGTTAGTAGCGTTATTATAAACATATCTGGTAATGACATTTCCAATAACATTAGTGGTAATAAACTTACTAAAGATGTAGTGGAAACTTTAATTATCCAGCGGATTAAAATGAATATCGCGAAACAAAGTAATAAAGGAGCTGTATAATGATATCTGAAAAAACTTTTAATAAGTCACTAACTATAAGTGATGATTTGACTAGCAATCATATTGAGCTAGTTCCAATAGACGATACTATAGTAGCCACGCTCTCATCTACCATGAAGGGGCTATTATCAACTATGCAAGATGTGAATGATAAGGATATTCCAATATTAGTTGCTAAATCTACCATGTCAACTTCCGATTCTATTTCTTTACATGATAGAGTCTTAGGTGATACCGTAGATCAAGTATCTGACTTAGTTAAAAGCCATATATCAACAACTAAAAATGTAGTTGCCCCTCTAGTCATTGAAATGGGAGATGCGTTGAATGAATACATTCATACTAATTGGACTAATATGAATGTAGCTAGTGGTTTTAAAATCATCCCACATAAGATCCCTAGGGTCTTAGTACAATCTAATCTATTGAATGAGTTAGATTACTATAATAATAAAACACTTTTATATCCGGAGACTACTCCTAAACTATCTAGTAAGTCGTATGATGATATACTACTGCTATTACTGACAGGTGATAGTAATATAGATAAGGATATAGTTGCATTATCCAGTCAAATGGGTACAGGGGTTATTGAATTCATCTATAATTCACTATTCACTATAACTGATGTTAATAACCCTCTAACAATTGGTGCTATTTCTGAAATGGTGGTCTTTGACAGACTTAATTATGCTACTATTATCTATCTTATATCTAGAAAACTCTTAACCGATGTAGATAATGAGAATTGGGATGTGTCTCTCAGTATTTATAATAAAGTTATCACTGACATGCGAGATTATGGTGGTACTCTTTTATTTCTATGTCTTAAGAGTGTAGCCTTGTTAACTAAGACACAGCAGCTAGTATTGCGTAAACAATATGCTACTAGATCTATTGATGTTAATGGTGAGTTATACGATAAGTGGTTACAATCAGGAGGTAGTCCTGAAGTGTTATTAGGCTTATTAATATCTGCTGATTCTAAAGATACCTCCATACCAGCTATAGATGCTAAGAGTGATGTATATAAGAAGGCGTGGTCTAGTTTCTTAATGTTCTATAAAACTACTGCTGAGAATAATGTCTTTGCTGGTTTTAAGGATTTTATTCAGGGAAAACATAATCAAATGCTTTCTGACTTAACTGACTTAGAAAAGGGTTATATAGAATCTAACCCTAAATATTTACAGAATATTAGAGAACGGATAGCTAAAAGAATAGATGGTATTAAACATAAGGATCTAGATAACGTCAATAACCTAGCATTACACATAGTAGCTAAAGATAGATTTTATTTCACATCGGCATATCACATCTTAGAGGATATTGAAAATGCTACTAAACAAGCTAATAATATCGATGTAAGACAGGCTGCATTATTAGCAGCTATTAACTATGTTACTGATTTTGCTATGGACCAGGTTAATATAACAGAATGGTCTTAAAAAGAGACCCCGCTAAAGTTAAGGAATCCATCAAGGAAGATGGAGACTCCCTTATAGCTTTAGCTCATTGTAAAGTGCAAATACCTGAACGTTTTACACAAATAGAATTGGGTCAGATTGGTGTGAATACGTCAACATTAGGGTGTTTAGCCATAATCCTAGACGACGGATCGTATGCTACCATGATAGTAGCTGGTATAGTTGAATTGGATCCATATAAGACTATAACAACAACTATTAATGACGTTGGTTATTACGAGTTTTATTTTGATGAGGGTGATAGTATTATAAATAACCTCAACATAGTAAAGAGTGATGAGGTTATTTACCCCATGTTTAAGGAATTCATATTTCAAGGTAAGGTTCCCTGGTATATGAATTATACTGATGTATGTAAACTTTTTGATACGGCTAAAGAATATGCCAATTCCAATGTTGGGGATAGTCAAGAAACCATAGAGTTTATAGCATCTATCATAGGTCGTTCTACTATTGATAAGTCTAAATATTTAAGAACTGTAATTAAATCTTATAGTTATATAGATAATAAGAATGTAGCATTTGTACCCCTAATGTCAGTTTTATATAGTGTTAAAAGTACACTTAATAAACTATCAGGGGCCTATTTCTCCGATGGTATCACTAGCGCTATAGTATCGCCAAGTGAATCATCTAGTGATATTGAGCGTATAGTTAGGAGCTAAAATGGTTAAGTTTACAGTAACTAAACTTGTTGGTAAAAATAAGGTGGGTGTGGTAAAACCAGATGAAAGCGGTTACTATACTATGCTTATAGGTGGATTAAATACATTCAACTCTATGGGTGAATATTATACTTTACAGGGAGCTAAAGATCTATTTGAATCGTCATCTATGTTAATGAATCGGTTGAAGGGAGGGTACCTTAAAGCTGAGTTAGGACATCCTAAGAAACTCTCTGGTATGAGTATGGAGGATTATGTCAATAGGGTACACCAGATAGAAGAGACTAACACTGCAGCCCACTTTAAGGAAATTTGGCTAGATGAGAAGTATGGGGTTAATACTCCTAGTGTGGATAACCCTAACTTTGTAGCTATTATGGGTAAGTTTAAACCATGTGGTCCTAGAGGTAAACATTTAGAGAAAGCTCTAAATAATCCAGATGAGAATGTAGCTTTCTCGGTTAGAGGGTTAACTGATGACTATTTTCAAGGTGGTAAAACCATACGGGTATTAAGAACCATCATAACGTTTGACTATGTAGAAGCTCCAGGTATAGCAGTAGCAAATAAGTATGATTCACCATCACTAGAATCAGAATCACTTTTAATAACTAGTAGCATTATAGATAGAATTAAGAATGCTACTAGTATTATAGCTACTGAAGACACTAAATCTAATATTAATGAAACTTTTAAAGTAATGCATCCGGTATGTGTAAAACCAGCATTTAAAGAATGGTGAAATGATTAAAATATATAAAAGTACAATCAATGACTGTGGATATAAACAAATAAGTTTTGATTCTTCGTACTATTTAAGACCGGTATCGAATGGTGAACAAGAGAACCTTACCGAAGGTGACTACCTAATGGTTACCAAGTGGGTGGGTGGTACTACTAGATATATGGTTTGGAGACTGGTGGATGGGAGGTTGATATCATTGAAACCAGAAGAATCCACAGAATTACGACTCACCGTAAATTTTAAATATCCAACCATACATAGGTGGTTAGCTACCAGCTCCAATATCCCAGAACCGTCATCATTTAAAAGATCTTGTAAGAAAATAGAGGATTCATCATTCGGAAATTATAATAATATATAGCTAGTATAACTGTTTACATATCACCTGATCATACTTAAGTCATCAGGTGATCATCTATAAATAGTTATATATACTATACTTGATGATGCTAGAATTATCAATATGTATCATAACTACGTAATATAAAAAAATTAATGTACGTATTATATGGTTAGGCGACTAACCCTTCGATCATTTTAAATATATAATAGATGGCAGCATCGCTTTCTATAAACCAAATGCTACATTGGTAGCAAGGATATAACAATGGCTTTATCTGATGAAACAAAGAAATTAGCAAGTAAAATAAAAGATGCTTTAGTGGTAGATGCTAAAAGTGGTACAACTAGCGAAAAAGATAAGGGTGGGGTATATGAGGCAACCTTACCTGAGAATATCACTATTGATGTAGTTAACACCATCAACAATCACAACTCACAATTTGTTGCTGCCGCAACGCTAGCATCAGGTGAATTAGCTATTGAAACAATGGAGTCTGAATCTGATCTAGAACGGGTTATTAGTACCGTTGAAATGTCTGGGGGGAATAAGATTAATGTTATTACAGATCGTCAAAAGACCTATAAAGATCATCTTCAAGGAGGTGATGATATTGTCAAAAAGGGGTGTACTAATGTAAACTACTGTGTTAAAGCTGGTAAGAACAGCGGTCAGTTAAAGGCAGCTAGGGCTTTCATTAACGAGTTAGCGTCCGATGCCTTGGCTTAATTGTATTATAAGTAAGTAAGGATATCTACCAGTATATACTGGTAGATATCCTCCAACCATTTAGGAGACAGAAAATGTTAAATTTTTCAACTATCAAAACTACCACCATTAACTTAAACGATTCTGAAATTGAAAGAGCTTCAAGTATAACAGCTAAAGTATGCTTGGATTTAAAACCGGATAATAATATTAAAACCTTAGAGTTTATAGTGAATGATATCACGTATAACATGTTTGGAGATGGGTTTGTATCTTTAAATGTTAAGGGTGTTCACACTCATGAATTCTCAGGTAGTAGCGTGACCAGATATGAAAAGTGTGCTGAGTCAGGACTAATGGCAAAAAGGGAAAGTATTCCATTCATGAATACCCTTTCTATCCTAATCAAGTTTATGCAGGATGGTTCGATAATCATCTATTCTAAGGATAAAGATGATATCATGTATAAACACTGTGAATATAAAGACTGTAATTTATCTGATATATATGTAACGTATAATACACCATTCACAGCAACCGTAATAGCTATGGGTAGTGAGACCACCCCACAAAGATTACAATCTTTAAATTTATGAGTATAAGTAAAGAGGTAGTTATAAAGGGTATCACATGGCGTAAGGTTAGAGTGAGGCTTATGGCTGGCTATAAGTTACCCATTAAGGAGTCATTATATGGTAAGGGTACCGCACTCTACGCTTCAGCTAAAGGTGAAGTGAGACTAATAAAAGACGATGGTAGTTTCTTTTACCCATATAGGTCAGATAAGAAAATAAAGGCCTATAGAAATATAGAGGTTACATTATCTAATGGTAACAGATGTTGTTATCTGGCTCATATTCTAGTAGCTATTGAATGGGTTTCGGCACCCCCTACTAAAAGACATCAAGTAAATCATAAGGATGGGGTACGGGATAATAACCACCCATCCAACCTTGAATGGGTTACTGCAGCTCAGAATATGCAACACGCAGTAGACACTAAATTAAAATAACGTGTCAATATTTTAACTATATACACCTTTATGTATAGGTAATTGGATCATTTAAAGAGATCCATAATTGATCATATTAGATCAAAGGATGAATTATGAAAGTTATAGGTATGCTAGTCTTAATTTTAGGATCATTTAATGCTAGTGCTGCTATTGTAGGGGTTAATCCTGATTATTTTAAGTTTACAGGAGATAGTTATATTGATCTACCCCTATCTCCTGAAACTAGAGTAATTGGCTATATATGGTCTAGTGATAACACTGGTGCATATTTGACATTTCTTGCAAGTAGTACAACTACAGTTATGCCACTGGCGCCTATATCTTTTAATGATGTAGATGCTAATGACGTTATAGACCCCCTTTTTAATAGCCCTGATCTACTAAACTTTTCACTAGTAAATTCTAATTATACTTATATTACTAGGACTGATATTCAGATGTCAACCACACCTAGGTCTATGTTCATACTTATTATGGGATTGGGCTTAGTTACACTATCGTATAATAAATACGCTTAGGATTACCATATAGAACCTACTTAGACACTAAGGTCTAAGTAGGTTCTAGCTAATCATCTTTTTTTATTTTTTTTACTATAGGGTGATTATTACCATAGTCAAGGATCTCTGGCTAATCGTAGCTTTAAATAAAGATCGCGTATGTTCTAAACCTATACTGATATAGATATACCAAGTCTGTAGCGGTATGAACTCTAGCATTTTTCACCAAGTGGTTAAAATGTTACCAGTTGTTTTTATTTCAGTATCTATGGTAATGTCATATTGCTCAGTAGCTAATTTACCATCTGGGGATATTGGGGTGTATATTGATGGTAGTTCCATTATTTTAAATACTTGTTCTTCAGACCACTTCAATATGTCAATACCCCTAGTAGTTAAGTTGGGTTCTTCACCAGTATCTAGCCTACACTCATAAACATATATAGATGTATCAGCTCCTAATCTATGTACCCTGGATATTGCTTGATCCTGTATATAGGCTCTAAAAGGGGGGTTAAGCAGAATAACGGTATTAGCTGATATAAGGGGGACTGCGGTACTTAACGAAGCGTAGGTGGCTATCATAGGGTTCGTATTACCGGTTACGAACTCCTTGACTTCACTATTAAGATTTTTAGTAAAGTTGCCATATACCCTAGAAGGGTTGTACTCTTTGAGTCTATCATAAACTACTTCACATACCTCTATATTAGTGCTGAAAATAACAGTCTTCTTCTCAGAGGTCTCAATAATCTCCGATAGATCTAAATTAAGGGCTATCTCTTTAAATGCAGCTATACGTTCTTTACTTAATATTCTACCTAGAGCCTCTCCTTGAACTTTAAGGGATGGGTATTTAACCAAGGTTTTAAGATGTCTAAATGAATCTCTATCCTTTGTGTTAAAACTAGAAGCTATCACTTTCTCATAGGTATTAGTAGCAGATACTATCTCTACTATCTCATGTAGCATATTACCATTTCTAGATATAACAGTATTTAGATTTGTTAAGTACAAATCTAAATTGCTAGCTTCTGCGGGATTATTTTTTTTGAACATATCAATAAGTCTCCAGAACCCTTCAGTATCTTCTCTAGATCTAGACTTATAATATTTGGTTCTTTCCTCTACATACTCCTTCATTTTAGCACTAACCACTTCTAAAGTATATTCTTTACTATTAGCTGACTTTACCACAGTCTCGATAAGGTTAGGAGCATCTAACTTTATAGCAGTCTTCTCTACTTTAAAGGATAGTTTACCCAATCTGACTTTTAATAATTCTATGGATTGGAGTCTAGCAGATTGGCCGAATATTTTATTAAAAGCTTTCACTTCACTTTCTTTAAATAATGGATCTATCGCTTGTAATAACACGATCATCTCAGACCCTAATGCTTTTATAGGAGTTCCGGATGCAAATACCACATCAGGGATATTCAATCTATTAATTAGCTCTATAAGTAACTGGGATCTTAGTGATTTATGGTTATTAAAGTTATGTGATTCATCTAATATTAGTAACATTTTATCACTACGTAATGAAGATATGTCATTAATAGCTTGTTTTAATGCCTCATAATGATAAACTGCTATACGCTGTTTACCATAAGGTACTTTAGATGTTGATAGCCAATATGTAGGAGTATTTTTATATACATCATGAATATGATTTTCCCAAACCCTACCCATTGCTGGTAAAGGTGAGATGATGATGATTCTATCGGCATGTAAAAGCTCGCCTAGCATGATGGCAGTTGCAGTCTTACCAGTCCCTGGAGCAGCTGCTAATAGCTTACCCCTTAATTTAAAAGCTGCTACCGTATCATTATAATCGTCTAAAAACTCCTGTTGATGTACTAGTGGTTTGTAATTAAGGAATCTAAGGGCCTTAAAATCTAGGTTTTTAGATGGATGGTGTCTAGCAGTGGATAACCATGAATTTTCTATAAGTAACCTAGTTAATTTTTTAAGAAAATTACTATATTGTAAGTTAGTTTCCACTTTTGTCATACCTTGAAGAATTGAAAGTAGATCAGGTAACCAATAGTCGCTAAATGTACAACTTCTACCCGGTCTCTTGGCGTCTATATTGAGAGCATATTTACTAAATGTGGTAGTGTTCATATATTTAGTTATACGTTTATTTAAGGTTCTTATGCTTAAACCCATTATTTTAACCTTATCTTTTTTAGACTCAACCGAGAGTATTATATTCATAAATGCCATTCACCCATCCTCTTAATAAATGTAAATTATCTACGTAAGCACCTAGGTGCTTACGTAGACTCTAAGATTATACTTTAACCGCTTTTGATCCTAAACCTTCTAAACCAGATTTAAATCCAGTAGTAACAGCTTGTACATCATCACTAATACTTTGTATAAATGATGGTTTTAAATTAGGATTAGCATTAGTTAAATTAATATTATCTAGTATCTTCTGTGCAAATATATTAGTGCCTAAAGAACTGGTAGATACTCCAGTAAACTCTATAGATAACTCCAATGTTTCAGAGGGTGAAGTAAGATCCCTCTTACCTATAACATCCCCATTGGATTTAGGCATAAAGTTTGTAGTTACCCAACTTTTAGTAATCCAGCGGAAACTAGGATCAGCTTCAAATGCTAAAATTGTACCAGTATATTGATCAGGTAACATATTATCAACTTTAGTCCCGCTTAAAGTATTAACCATAGCATACTTAGTATCTGGATCCATCATACCATAAACTATCCAGTTTTCTAAGAATGTTTGTATAGGTCTACCGAACTTTTCATCAAATGTAAATACAGGCTCAGTACGTGCCCTAGTTACGTTGACTACCTCATCTTGTAACTCGCCAGCTCCGCCTACAGCATGATCATTAAATTCTACAGATAATCCTGCATTAAACCCATCTACAGTTTTAGCGTGTAATTCAACTAGCGATTTTAAAGTAGCTACCCACTTTTCAGATTCTGGCATACTAGAAAAGAAAAGTGGTGCTTCTAGTAGTATACATACTAGATTACGTCTAACATATGCAGCATTAGATACGAATGCTCCAATGTTATTAGACCACCCAAACTGACCCCCTTTTGAAGGATCTACCATCGGGGCTTGAGTACCTCTACCAAACGCCTTCTGGTCTAATAGAGTTTCTGTGGATTTTGCCATTTCTGACTCCTAAAGATTTATAATTTTAAATAAAAGGAATAAAGGGATTAGCTAACACTAACCCCTTACATATTAAACTAAGGTTGAAGTGTATCAAGTCTATAGGCTTGGACGTAAGTTGTCATAACAGTCTTCATATTAGCAGCATATATGCGAATGGGTAATGTCCAACTATACCCTCTAGTGATATCTAAATCAGAAAAGTATGCATTCGGCTGAATAACAAATCTACCATCGAAGATATCTTTTACTGCATTAGAAACGAAATCATTAACTCTAGATACCAACTGCCCATTAGTCAAATGGGCTACCCCCGAAAACTCTCTCCATGCGCTATGTGAGATTTTATTCAACTGTCCTATAGCTAATGCGGTCAAATAACTATTTAATACTGAAGTGTCGTTATTATAGATAGTTTTAAGAGCTGGGAAGAAATACGAGGTGCGATCATATGCTTGTACCCAATTTAGACCAACATCCCAATTACGATTACGTATATCAGTAGGAACCCATGTGATATTGATATCATACATACTATCAATTATACTCCCTGGTGCCCCATCAAAATGACTACCATTTTTCCACCGACCATTACTAGATCCCATATAGATAGCTGATTTAACTAATACTTCGGCTGTTAATGGGAGATTCTTTGTATATACGTTATTACGTATCTTACCAGATCTACCAACTATCATACCACGCATAACTGGAGTACCAAAATAATCAGATTCTGGAAAGGATTGTAATCTAGTACGTAATGCGATAGCTAGACTATGTTCTTCACTAGCAGTCAATATGGGACTATCTACTTCATGTACTCCCAATACTACAAACATATCTTTACGTATACCAATAGCATTAATCAATGCATATTTAGTGGCTAATGGGAATCCAGTATCGTAAACGATGGACTCTACATTCACTGCAATATCTTGGATACTATCATTAGCATCTAAATATCTAGCCATCTCAGCTGTAACTAAATCAGCGTGTATAGTATTATTAATAGTACCATCACTACCGCCAGCTGCATAAACATTGGTAAATTCAGAAAATAATACACTATTTGAATCTGACACCATTTGTAATGACTCATATGGCGAATTAAAAGAGGATACTCCTGATACTAGGTTAATTAGATATTTGCTATCAATATTTGTAGTTATATCACTAAATGCTGTTAAATATAGAGATTCTTTAGTATGAAAATTATTTAGTATAGTGGAAATATTATTATTATATATAAAAGTAGTTCCAAAATCACCATAAACTTTAGCATATCTTGGATCTGATATATTTTGATATGCGTCTATAAATGTATCGCCTATAAACAGTGGTTTACTAGTTAAAGGGTCAAAGCTATCTGGTTTAAATGTAACAGTGGTAAAACTTTCACCAAATAGAGTTTTCACTAAATGAGGCGTAGTATTCAAGTCAGGTCTTTTAATTACGCTGATATGATAAGGATATACCTTCTCATTAGCCATTAACTTAGTAGGCATCTGACTTAGTGAATCTATGGTAGGGGCGCTTAAACGTATACCAATACGGTTACCATATTCACCAACATTAGCTGCTTTGATTTCCATTATAGGATATCTAATAGACTGGGATGGTGTTATCACAGGTGTCCCAGTAGCACTTAATGTAGTAATTACCCCAGTTTGATCTCCCGCCATGCTAGCTAATGTACCAAATGCTTGAGCTGTAACAGTCGTACTATTACTAGTTAGAACCCATTTAAACTTATAACCGATGATAGTACCAGTTATGGTAGGTAACCCCAAAGCATCTAAAATAATTTTACCAGAAGCATCTCTAGCATATGTATCTACATCTGATTCTAACACATCTAACCATAGAATCATATTACCTTCAGGACCAGCATCAGTAGGTATTACCCGTTGTATCATACATGCATTAGCATTAGCATTAGCTAAATTAGCATATACAGTACTATGGTTAGAATACTTTCCTAATGGGTCAAATGTCTTAGATCCGAAAACCTTATCTCTTTCAGCCCCTACTACTAACTGAGGTTCTGAAGGTCCTTTTTCTGTGAATAAAAAGAATTTAGGTAAATGTTGTGGAATAGCCTCGGGCGTTCTTGGGACCAGACGGGTACTTAAATCTTGAGTACCTCTATCTATAGTCATAGGGGCGGCATTAACAATTTGATTAGCCATATCTTACTTCCCTCAATTAGGTGAAAAAAAATGATTTATAAAGATAGTTATCATACTACACTAGGTAGTATTTATGATATTGATGATATTAAACTAGCTATAAAAAAAGCTGTTATTATTTCATCCTTAGATACCGTTAATCTAAACGTTATCAGTATGGATGGGATAGTACCAATTTACTTAACCAACTATGGACCGGCTGAAAGTGATGTAAAAGTATTCAACCACCCTATGTCATTTACTGACGGTGAAAAGAAATTTCTAGCTACAGATCTTAGACTAGTCGTTAAAGGTGCTGTTGATATTGGTAATATAAGTAAGAGTATTAGAAATGTTACCGAATATAACTTCATCAAAGCTCGATCGATCTTAAACTTACAATGGCTTGCAGGTAATATAGGTGAGTTAAAACTAACATTACCATTTGCAGGTATTATATATTCAGCTTGGTTATCAGACGTTATAGCTAAAGCATATGTGTTAGACTTTAATGCTAAAGAATCACTAACTGTAGCATCTAATATATTCTACCAATCCTTATTCTTAGAAGGTAAATCTCTAAGTGAAAATGATAAACAGATGATAGTTGCTCATACCATAAAGACTACGAAAGTGAATAGTGACTTAGTTTTTAAGATAGTAGACCAAATGGAAGACATCTATAGTATTGATCTTTTTGCTAAAGCGTTGCCTGAGATAACAGGATCGTTACGTCTAAAGGGTTTTGATCTAACTATATTACTAACACTTATACGTAATAGTTGGTTTGGTAATAACTCTAAAGATATTCTAGGTGTAGCACTGGAACTACCGCCTACATGGATGGCTCTGGTATTTACAGCTTTAACCGAACGTAATTATAAAAATAGCACAATTGCAAAGTTTACGGATCTATTAGGTAGGCGTAATAAAGGTGATGAATTTGTAAAATCATTTAAAGGTTTAATAGATGAGTCTACGTCTAATATATCAACGGAGTCGTTAGATGATTTAGATTTTACCTTAGTTTAAAAGATATCCCTATAGTGCTAGGTCAGTCCTTATAAGGACTGACCTAGCACTATATGTCTAGTATGAAATCTACTAACTACTCAATTCTACAGACTATACATCAGTATCTATTTTTCCACCTACTCTTAAAGTTCGACCGTTCATCTTTAAGCAATTCAATCAGACTATCTACTGAAAGTATATCACGATCCCTATCATTAAGTTTACTAGAAAGATGTCTAAGTTTATTCTCTAGCTTAATCAGCATAAATGGATCATTAGTATTTTTAAGCTTTTCTACAATATGTTCTATCTCTACCCTGACACCCTCTTCCCGTCTGGTTTCATATAGATCAATGGGGTTATTATCAATCTTATGCACACTATTATCTTTAAGTACATTACGAGGTTGTATACCATAATACTCTAGACCTTTACCATGTGTTAACATCCAAAATGATAATAACCATGCTATAACCATATCATCGTGACCACCTGATGAATGATCTATACGACCATTCTTAATGATAAGTCCTAAAAGCTGATCTATAGTTTTACTATCATTAACCCTATCACCAGTTAGTTTAATAGCACTCATGAATGTAGAACCGTATAATTCAGATCTGGAAGTTAATCCAGTAGAAGATGTAGCAAACCCAAAATATCTTTTATATTTGGTAACTGTTTCTAGACTCATACTCATACTCTGTTTACTAATCTCCCTAAACTTAGCAGGCTCATCTAAATGATTCTGAACTATTGTATTGTACAGCCTAGTAAATGGATCTATACCTTTAGATATTAGCATCATAGTAATATAATCTATAACCATGATGCCAGTAGATCTCCTCTCGATAATAAGAGTTATAGTAGGGAATTTTAGAATCCATTCGAATACCCATGCAGAAAATGTTATAAGGTTAGTCTCATTATAGTTACCTGCTGCTACTATACTACCAGTATATACATCTCTAATGATAAATGAGATCTCATCATTTTCACCACCTAATGCTTCAGATGTATCTATAGCCATGATAAATTTACCAGATCTAAGGTAGATCTCTATAAATTCTACATAACATCTAGTTACATAGTTATATGAATCCATCATATATGGATATGAATCTAGAACTTCTGATGATCTTATTTTTTCAGATTGTGCTACCGATAGTGGTGATGATTGACTACCTGATGTCCATCTATTAAAAAAATCTCTATCTGCTTCCTCACCCTGTGACATGGAACTCTCTAAAGCATCTAGTAACCAAACATCACTATATCCAAGTTGTGTGTGGCTGAATGTGCAGTTTAGTCTTAATGTGCCTTTGGGACTATTAGTCCTTATAGTGTCATGTAGCTTAACTATATCAGAACTATCCAATAGTCGTTCAGTCCAAATCATTGCATCTGAAATAATATTGTAAGCGTAACTTCCATCACTATCATCCTTTTTACCTGCGGTAGATGTTAAGATTGTACCATACGGTTCGTTCTTACGTAAGGCCATTTCCCTTGCTGCAGTTCCAGCAGCAAGGGCTGCAGGGAGCGTTAATTTAATATTATAAAAATATGCAGCTTCATCTATTTGAAATATAGGAGACGTTAAACCACGTCCTACATTAGCAGCTAGTTTAGGAGATCTATTAGGTAGGTGGCCTATATATTTATTACCTAGTGATTTTATAGTTAACTCTTCACTATTAGCTAGATCAGTCCTAACCCTCTGTTGTAAATAAATAGGTAGTTCTAATTCTAAATTTTTAAGTCTCTCTAAGTTGGCGGCTCTTAACTTATCATCCTTAGTAAGTAAGTTTATTTGGGTGTTAGTACATCTTATATTAAGTAAGTACCTCATTAACACATCAGTAGAAAAGCTTTTACCGGTTTGTCTAGGTTGTATTAGAAATAACGTACAGTGATTGAAAAATACCCAAAACAAAGCCATATTACCACGATTAGCTTTAAACTTTATCGGATCATCATACGCTCCACCAGGAACCCTTACACATTCCCTAATGTAATAAAAAAAATTATTCTTACATTCTACAGCTATTAATATTTTAAGCTCTTGTGTTAGGTCTGGATCAAATGGGTTAACCCCCTTTAAATCAGGGTTATGTAATTGTAATGGAAACGTGTGATTATCTATCCCCATCATCTTATACTTGCTAGCCATATCTATAAATGATTGATTTGTAGTAGTAGCATCTATAATGGCATTAGGATAGCTGTTCCAGTCATTTTTGAAAAGTATAGTCATAAGTTAACCTATAGTAAGTGTAGTTATATCATATACCCACCAATCTCTTTTTACAATATAGGTTAGTTATTGAGTTATATCTATATGCCACACTACCTATAGGTAGTGTGGCATATAGATGTTATTTATATTTCTACTACTACGATACCCACTTCTTTAAAAAGCTTTCTAGACTCAATTATACTTTCACCCCATTTAATAGCAAATTTACCAGTAGGTTTATAGGTTATAACCGCAGATATACCAACTTGAGTTATAATTTTAGCACAATCTAAACAGGGGTAATGTGTGGTTAATATAGTAGTATCTAATGCGCTACTACCTAATCTGACCATATTAGTTATACTATTAACCTCGGCATGAACAACCCATTTAAGCTTATCCTGACCTTTACTCCTGGCATCACCAACCTCATCTGCACTACATCCTCTAGGAGCCCCATTATACCCGTGAGATATAACATTAAGATCACTATTTACTATATAAGCGCCAACCTTAGTTGTATGACTTTTACTGAAGGTATCTGCATAGGCCTCTAAAATAGGCATAAGTTTTAAGTACTTACGATACTTCCAAGAATAATATAATTGTAGTATTTTGTTAGACACTTTTATTCACCATGAAATTTAGTAGTATTATATATAATGCTACCGAGGTACGATTAGCTGAATATATATTTTTATTATTTATTTTGATTTTAGACCCCTTAATTAATTTGTCATATAACTTCTTATTATTTAAAAATAGAACATCTTGATTACGACTAGATACTAGTACATTTCGTAGTGTTATTAGCATAGTAGATAGATCATTAAATTTAATATCAGATCTTTGAGTAGTAAGATACTCATTAGAGTATACTAATATACCTCGTATAAACTCCTCTATCTTACTACCATAACCACTACTATAATTAGTTGATATCCAAACTAGGAACTCTCTTACAGTAGTTATGTTAGCATTCTTATTGAGATCTCCTATAACAGATAATAATTCAACCCTAATGAAAGCCCGTTCTTCAGGTATGAGATGTAGTAGTTTCAAGATGTCACTCTCTACACCCCCTACCTTATCACGTAATATCTCATTTCCATCGACATCATCGATGGTATTACTAGCTGATATTAACATCTCATTATTATCCTTAGCTTTAACTATCTCACTATAATAACTTTGGAAAAGGGTTTTAATAGAACCCTGACTATCAGTTATTATGTATAGAATTCGACTATCATCATCGAAGTTAGTAAGAGTTCTAAAATGTTTACTTTTACCATCTATGATATTATCGACCCTATACTGTACAACCTTATTCCAACTACCTAGTTTCTTGATAAGGTATTTATTATTAAGGTTAGAATAAGCAGCCTCTACTATAGCTTTATTAGCGTTGAATTTAAACCCATGGGCTACTAATACAGCTAGGGTTCTATAGTAGAATATACTTATAGTGATTTTAGCATACTCTATCCGTTCCCTATCTTTTAAAAGAGACGATGTGAGAAATCTATGTGTGCAATATACAATAACTATATTAAATACATCACTAGATATCTTAAAGTTTTGATTAATCTCATCAACAGTGGTCAGCCCATCCTTTATATCTAGAAAATCAACATCTAATATATCACTGAATAGCATAAGTATCTGTCTATCTGTATACCTAGCTGGATGTATCCCTAATAAGTTACTACTAAAGAACTCCAAGTTACCCTTATCACTATGTGTATAATCTAATATATACCTACTAAATTTTTTACCCAGACTTTTATTAAACTTGACATCTTTAAAGAATGGGTCAAGTACCATTTTAATAGTAATCATATCATGGTGCTCATTTTACGATCTCCATATACAACGTCAAACCCAATATCTCTAGCATAGTCATCTACTAACTGTAATGCAGGAGTGGTTCTTTTAACCTTAGAGATACTGATAGTTCTTTTATCATAGTCTTCATCTAAAGTAGCACTAATATCTTTTATAATCATATTAGCATCTGCTATCGATAAATCATCACCACTAGTAGCATAAAGGTAACTTTTATCTACTTTAACGTCATCATAATCATTATCAACCATTCCTGAAGCTGATAGTCCCTCTAATGAATATTCTTTAAGTAGAGCTTCCGTATATATAGAGCTCAATGACCCTTCTAACTTAACCAGCTTAACAGACTTATCCACCTCACCCTTTTCTTTACCATCAACATCATCTCCCTCTACTTCGTTTTTACCATCAACATCATCTCCCTCTACTTCGTTTTTACCACCACTCTTAATATCGTTAAGTTTAAAAATAGGCATGTATTTATCTCCAATAGTATAAGTCCCATTATATTAACTAGTCTATTATAATCTATTAACGTCTTATCTAGGTCATATATACATTTTCTATCTGACATTGAATGAAAAAAAATAATTATATTATGTATATATTATGCAGGGACCTGAGTGTGAAATATATAATGGGAAAACTGTGAGCGAAGCGAGTGAAAGGGTTAAAAAAAGAAACACGAGTCAAAGACGAGGGAGGCTACTAGAAAAACGGGTACTGGAGGGGGGCGGAGCCCCACGTTTTTTCACAGGATGCTAAATTACCTTGCGGGCTAGTATTTTACAAATAATGATACTAGCTACCCAGTGTTTTTAACCGGATGGAATATTTTCCCAAGAAAATATGAAATACTGAAACAGTCCTATAGTAATTTATATCCTAATATGACTACTCTAGTTAGATTTTAAGCATCTCTAAGATTACACTTTTTTATATTAACTAGGAGAGTATTAACTGACAACTAAATATCAGATATTTACGTTAAGGAAGAAACCTTACTTAGCTATTGAGTAGATGTGTTGATAAAATGATGGGCTTTATTCAGTTATATATACTATATATGTATAACCAACTGGGAGTGTATATGAATAGTTATAAGGGGTTAGAAAACTTTTACAATAGAGAGTTTTATCGATATAACGATAAAGCACATCAAATAGACCATGTGTTAATAGTCAAAAATGAAGCTTTATTATTGAATAAAACCTTAGGAGTAGGAGTTCCAGAATCTGAAATCATAATAGCGGCTCTAACACATGATATATTTAGTAGTCTAAATAGAGCTATGCATCACAAGTTAGCTAGAGATTATGTGATGGCACGATCTAATATCTGGTTAACATCTTTATCCCATGAGTCTATAGAGAGTATAGCAGATGCTGTATATTGGCATAGAGCTTCTCTTAGACCTAAAGAGCGATTGCATGGAGTAGCTAGATTAGTGAGATTAGCGGATAGGGGTAAACCCATATTGAAAGATATGGTTAAAAGATCGTATGCGTTCACTACTGCTAAAGCTACTGAGAATCCTCAATTAGAAGTTGTGAAACATATGAAAGATAAGTTTGGAAGGAATGGTTATACCTCTTATGATGAAGATTATATAACTGTATATGAAGATGCATTAAAAGAGGTATGGATACAAATAGACGATCTATCCGTAAGTAGTCCCATGATAATGGAGTTATGCTAGATACAAACTTAATAAGGGATAGGATCTCATACAGCTACTATGGCTGTATGAGATCCTATCTTTTTTTAATATGAAAGTTAATTAGGTGTCTAGAGGTAATGGTATTCGAAAGATTCTAGTAGTATATACTATATATGATAGCTAAGATACTATCATATACTTCTAATAAAACCATTAAGATAAAAAAGACTTAAAGATTTAAAACGTAAATAACAATTGGAGAAAATACTATGAGTAAATTAACAATATATGCAGCTGGCGGAGCCGCTTTAAATGTAACCTCTGAAATGGGAAAGTATATTGGGAATAAAGAGTATGGTTATGCTGAGATAGAAGCCTACTATATTGATACATCGTCATCTAACATACATTCTGAAATAGATAGTGAAAAAATATATCTAGTTGAAGGGTTAGATGGTTCAGGTAAGGTACGTAAATCTAACTATAAGGCCTTATTAGAATGTAGTAAAGATATCCTACATCAGTTTAAACCATCTGATATAAATATAGTAGTACACAGTCTCAGCGGAGGGACTGGATCCACGTTGGGACCCATCATCGTTAGCGAATTGTTAAGTAGGGGTAAAAATGTAGTAGTTTTAGCTATAGGTAGCTCTAACTCTCGTATAGAGGCTGAGAATACACTTAAGACCCTCAAATCATACGAGATGATAGCTAATAAAAAAGGTAACCCAGTATGTATGTTTTATAGAGAGAACGGTGTAGCAACGCCTAGATCTCATGTAGATACAAATATCTCAACAGCGATAGTTCTGCTAGCTACATTATTTTCATCGGATAATAAAGAATTAGATCTATCAGACTTAACTAACTTTATTAACTATAATAATGTTACATCATACCCACCACAACTAGCCCTACTAGAATTTCATGAATCTAATATAGAGTCTGTAAGAGGGCAGACTATAATAACAGTAGCGACCTTAACTAGTTCTGATACTAATTCAGAACTAGGTGAGTCTGTAGAATACCAGTGTGTAGGATATATGCCTGATAAAGTTAAATCCGATATCGGGATGGATATTCCTATTCATTACACTATAAACGCTGGCTACTTTAATAAGATTGTAGAATCCTTGGAGTCTACATTAGAAGTGTATGATGAAGCTAGAACTGTAGTTATATCTAAAAGTATACTCAATGATAATGACGAGGGAACCCAAGAGGGATTGATACTTTAACCACATGAAGATTTTACATAGATATTTAATAGAGTTGGATGAAATTAATGATTTCAGGAAAGATTTGGAAAAGTTTGTCATGGAACATAAACCCTTAGAATGTACTACTGAGTTTGTAGATAGTATATGTACTAGGGTTTTAGACAGCATTATAATCTCAATACCTGATTCGGATATCGAGATTGTGGATTCGTTTTTTGATGCCCTTCCAGATCTAGTGTATGAAATAAAAGTTATGATTAATTTTGACCCTGATGAGGATCTAGATGATACTTTTATAGTTAAAATTTTAGACCTATCGAATATTCTGTTAGATAAAATAAATAAGATTATTAAAAATCGATATAAAGAGCAGGTCTATCTACTAGAAAAACTAGATGGGAATAGAGTCATTATAGGTTTAGCTGATATGGAATATAAACTCTTAAATCGTTTCTAAGAGCCAATAAAAAATAATACTAAGGTTAATTGCATGGAAGAGCTTACCGCTCTTCCATGTACCTTTATGGAGGTTAGATCATGCAGAATAATAAACACAAATACCCTATAACGAAAGTCCGCAATCTTAAGAATGCTATCATTAAACTAGAAGTGGTATTACTAGAAAAAAAAGAAAATTCTAATAAGTGGTTTAAGGTCAGAGAAAAGATAAGGCATAAGAAAAATAAATTAAAGAATATTAACAAAGACTATAGTTGTAAGAAAAATAGAAACGGATATGAGTAAATTACTTTTGATAACCAAAGGTGTATTAATGTTAGACGTAAATGTTGCAGCTTCTACTATAGATATAGAGCCTATTAAACACCTCATTAAAAATGATAGTAAATCTCTTTTTAATGGAGATAAAATAACCCCAATACTTAAGGATACTGTTAAATATTGGTATTTAACACCATCAGGATTTGTACAATTTCATAATCTACATGAAGTAATAGATAAAAGGGTAGACGTATATGAAATAAAAGGCGGTGTGGAAGTATTGGTATTAAAGGCTAGCTCTATTTTATATTACGGAAATAATTTAACAATAGGACCAAGTTATCAAGCTATGATAGCCATGACTATAGTTGTTATCATACTAACAACTATAGAACAAAGGTGTAGTTATAGTAGATTTGGTAGTATAGTTAATACATTCGAAGGATATTATGGAACTGTAGAGACTACAGACTATATCGAAGATCATATAAGTACTCTTATAGAAATGACTTATAACTTTATACAGGATAGTGCTTGGAATATTTTCTTTAAGAAAATTGAATATAACTCTCTTATTATAGAGAAGAGTATTGACTTTCGTATATATGACTGGCATAGATTACAAGATAATGAAAACTAAATGTATAGATGATTATTTCCTGGATGCTGAATACTACCGTCTGATAACCCCAAAATATATAAAGTTGGTGGATATTAGAGAGTGTATAGTAGAACTATCATTTCATAAATTAACCAACGGGAAGGTCGATAGCATAATGAAAACTTTGCTATCGACCTTCCCTTATGTTGATAACGTATATGATGTTATCAACCAACATATTGAAAGACCTAGATCAATTGAGGAGGGTATATATATAACTTTAGTAGAAACTATACAAAGGGTTGCAGTTATGGTGCATAGACAGATTATTGGTAATGATAGTTCGTTAGACTACTATAGCGCGGAATTTATAGGGTGGGGTACTAAATATACTGTATTTATAGGTGTTTTCTAATGCGTTCTATTAAATCTATATGGGTAGTTGATTTAAGAGAGGTGATGATTACATATAGTGGATATGAGAACTTTATGAAACTCCTTGATGATATACCCCTTAAAGTAATTCTAGAAAGAGTACTATCAATACACCGGTTTATAGATTACTCTGAAGATATTAACTATCTTTTAGAAGAGTATCATTTTACGGGAGTATTAGAGGTTGAAACGTTCACTCTCATTATCGAATGTCTGATAGCAGACATAGATGGTGTAATAGTCTCAAATATTAATATTAATGATGGGGATGGATATCTCTTTAGACAGTGGGTTGGTGAATATAGTATGGTTTTGGAGGTTATATGACGATCATAGGTAGGTATATAGTAGGGCTTGGCAGTAACGCCCTCACGTTTAAGAATAACCTTAAAGATTTAAGACTTGTGGATAGGGAAACCGGGGAGGTACTTATTGATAGAAGTTCTAAGATACTTATGGATTACCTATACAACACAAGTATTACTTACATAACTTCTGCAGTTGTAGATTGTATAGGATCATCTATATCCAGGCTTATAGATTTAATGCCTGAATTTGAAGAGGAGTTATCACAAGTAGTTATCGATGAGGATATACCTAAACTTATAGATCTTTTAATGGAGTTTGGTATCACTGTGATAACTAATATTTTTAAAGCAGTAATCCTGTATGAAAAGGGCTATATACTTTTAGATGCATATAGTCATGATTATATAGTTATTAGTCAGTATTTGGAGTAAAATAAATGAGTATAAGTAAATTAAGTATAGGGTATAACTATACCTTTAACACCCTGTCGCCTGGCATACTAGGCGCAGCGTTCACTAATGTAAAGTTAATTGGGATAATGGATTACGAATCAGCTATGGCGATTCGTAATATTGATATTTTGTACAATGCCATCTATCCAGTACTACCTTCAGGGACTATTAATAATTCTAAATCTAATGTTTATTATCAGTTTAAGACACTATCTGGAACATCCGAAATCCTAGCAGAGCAATGGATAGACGTTCCAAGTATAACCCAAGTCGCAGATATTAGTTTTCAAGTTAATATCCATAATGTTGGAGTACAAGATATGAGTAAGATAAGAGATGTACTAACTGGCATGGGTTATACCAATTTTGATATAAAGCAGCTTTAGAATTTATCCTATCCATACTAAGTGGCGTGGATAGGATCTAATCATTATGGGATAGTAAATATTATTACTATAACCAACATAATAAAGATGGGGTATAAAATGAACATAAAAAAATATATTAAATGCTTTAAGGATAACTACCCAAGTGTATCGGAGACTATAAATGAAGAATTACCAACAATCCTATTCAAAAGGATTAGAAGTTTAATCATAACTCATAGGCTTATTATGATAAATAATAAACCACCAACATTAGATGGGTTAAAGGTTAAAAACTTACAACTATATCTACGACATTGGATAGTTGGGACGCTTAATATATCAGATAGTAGTTTTGTAAAATGTCACAATAGTGTTTTATACAATAGTAGCTCTACTATAAGTAATGAAGTTATCAATAAAATATTAGCTATTGATACTGAAAATGGGCCCTTTATAACTACACTGCGAACATTGCTTATGTGTAATGATATTACTGAGGTACAATATAAACACCATCTACATAGTTCAGTTAAACTAGATGAGCAATTTAATAACGGTGCCATCTTACCATTTAAAGAATCCGGAATAAAAATTGCTAAATACCCTATATTAGATGAAGACTTACCATACGTTTTAGAAAAGAGGGTATACTTTGAATCAAACTATTCACACCTATATGCATTATAATGTAATAAATAAATATATATAGTGTATATAGAATGGGATAAGGACGGTTAAGTTGAGATAATCCTGTTATTCAATCATATATGCTATATATGATGGTAGTTATATAATTCCAAGCCCTTAGCATAACGGTTAATGCATCCTACTCATAATAGGAAGAGTATCAGTTCGAAACTGATAGGGCTTACCATTTTTTAAGAATGTGCTGGTCACACATTCTAAAGACCTCTCGTAGATCCTGGTAAGATCAATTTATGCGAAGGTTGAGTACTACGGTACTAAGACCACTCCTTGTTGTAAAAATACCTACAGGCTTAACGGCCTGTAGGTATTTTTTTATTCAAGACCTTAATTAGCTGAGCTAACCATGGATATTTAAAATGACAAATTTATTTATAAACCCAATTGAGAGCTATAAAAGAGATATAGATCCACTAGAAGGATATCTAAACCAAAGTGCCTTTTATGTATCTAAAATGCTTGACCTATCTTTAGAGGAGGCTAGAGTCTATGTGAGGGATAAAAATAACGAAAATATAAAGAATCCCACGGTAGAGTATTATCATCGCAAAGAAAATAAAGATGTAGAAAAGTCCAAAATAGGATTAAAACAATATATAGATAATGTAGTAACTAATGAAGAAATACTAGCCCCTACATTTACCAGTTACATGAACCCTAAGAAAGAGGTTTCCATGCTGGTGGGGTTTCTTGAACAGAACATATCCCTAAGATCTAAAGCCAAGAAGCTAGCTTTCAAATATAAGTCTGAAGGTAGACATAAAGATTTCGGTATTAAACATAACGAACAAGCTAATTATAAACTTTATAACAATAGTTTATCTGGTACATTCTGTAGTGATGGCACTACCCTACTTAATCCTACAGCTCATAGTACCCTTACATCAACCGTAAGGGTTATGTCATCAATCTCTAATGCTAATAATGAAAAGTTCATAGAGGGTAATAGGCATTATTATAATATAGATGTGACTTTAGCTAATGTGATATATCTTTCTAGTATAGCTAATGAAGAGTTGACTACTATTATGGCGGAGTATAATATACACCACCCTACTGTAGATGAAACTATGGAATGTATACATAGGAGTACTAAATTATATTGGAAAGATGAGGTCGGTAGTAAAACTATTAGAGAGTTTGTTTCTAAACTTGACCCTATTGAGAGAGCTGCTATTGTATACCTAGGAGACCTTTACCATTTACGATTATATAACGATCTCTTAGTACGTAATATGTTAACTGAGATATCTTGTAAGTATGCATTGGATGGTGTGGATATCCCTACTATGTTAGATGTGATAGATGGTAGTGATGAGTTGATGATATCACTAGCTCATGTTATATGTATGGATGAAGTTAGAGGTAAGGGTATGAATCATAAGGATATGGATTTAGATACAATAAGGTGTCTCTACGGGACTATTATACATATAAAGGAATCCTTACAGAAATATAATAACCTTTTACATGCATTTTTTACAACCCCATCCATACCTAATAATGTCAGTAGAATAAAACATATGATACGCAGATGTGTAGTACTATCAGATACTGATAGTACGGTATTCAGTACAGATAATTGGATACTATGGTATTTTGGTAACTTGGACTTCACACCTAAAGGGTTTGCTATAGCCAATACATTAGGTTTCTTAACTACGATGATTATTAAGCATTCTATAAGAATCTTTTCTGCTAATGTAGGCGTGCCTAATGATAAGAAGGATATTTTATCTATGAAGCCAGAGTATAACTTTCCAGTTTTTGCACAGGCGTTAGTTTCTAAGCACTATTATACTAGTATACTTATACAAGAAGGTAATGTTTGGAATGAACCTACGTTAGAGATTAAAGGATCTCTACTCAAAGCTTCAATGGCCCCTAAGAATATAACTGCAGATACTCATAAACAGATGAGTAATATATTAAATACAGTTATTAAAGGTAAAAAAATATCCATTCAAGATGAGTTAGACCATCTGATATCTATTGAAACCAAGATATATGATGAACTTATTAAGGGTAAGAGTACATACTTTAGTCTAAGTAAAATTAAGTCGCCTGAGGGATATAGTGATGATAATCCAGCTAAGACACCTTATTTACAACACATGTTATGGATGGATGTTTTTCAAGATAAATACGGTACTATAGATCCACCACCATATGGGTGTGTTAAAATACCAACTATTTTAATTAACAAGACTAGTTTAAGTAAATGGGTAGCGAGTATAGAGGATAGTGAGTTTAGGAATAGGGTTATTGGATGGCTAACTAAACATAAAAAGACCACCTTACCTACTATTTATATTAATGTAGATTTCATTAATGCATTCAACATCCCTATTGAGATACTCAATATCATAAATACTACTAAGATCATCCTAGATATAACACGAGCTAACCGAATGCTGTTAGAAACATTGGGTTATTTCGTTAAACCTAATATACTACTGAAGGATTTAAATAGTTAATGTAATGAATTTAGATAATTTTAAAATAAAAAAAGTTATACGCGATAAATATTGCAGAAATTGCGGATGTTTAATATCACATAAATATATACTAATGAGACGTAATAAAATACAGCTTAATAAGACCGTAAATCAAATAACCTTCTATGTTAGAAATGGCGAAGTCATTACTGAATGTCATAGATTTCTATGTGGTAGTTGTATAAAATTTGAAGGGTTAAGGATTTAAACAACCTAACTAACACCCTACTACCTATCATAGGTAGTAGGGTGTTAGTTATTGACTACATGTCTCTAAACATGAATGGTTTTATCCCTTCCTCATAAGGTACTATTTTCATATCTTTAGATAACATGAAGCCTTGTTTGGTATATTCTTTTATAGCTTCCTCATATACCTTAGGGGCTAAATTTTTAATATCATTATATATGTTAGAAGCATCTATAGACACCCTCTCTATACTAAAAAATACCTTAGATAACAATCTTGTTCTTTCAGACAGTATCATCATATGTTTATTTATATCATCTAAATTATTATCCGATGTTTTGGTATTAGCTATAAGTTTATTTAACTCAAGTATCTTTTTAGCCTGGACAGCCCTTGATTTTAGATCTAGTTTTATAACCTTATCAAGATTGTTAAGGGCTAGTTCAATAGGATCTTTATTGTCCATAATAGATGAAATAACATCAATAAGTGCTGCTATACTCTTTTCATCAGGCAAATTTATATTTTCTAAATCCTCATATTTCTCTACTTTTACTATTTTACCCTCGGCTATACCATCCACTCCTAAATAAGACATACTACTTTTAGGACCGTCAAATCCAGCAGCTAGACCTAGCATAAAGACCTTTTCTATTTCACCCGTTGGAATATTTAATAGGTTATCAAGTCCCTCTTTAGCATTATCCGATATGACGAAATCTCCCTTCATAGCGTGTCTGATATCTTTCATCAGCTGCATGGAATCTAGTATAGCATTCGTACATATATCATTTAGGAGATCTGAAATATCATATAGAAGCGATTGGTAGTTACTTATTAATGCACGACTAAATAGAGTAGTGGAACCTATAGGTTTTAGTTTCACATTTAATTTTACACTCAGATCTAGTTTACGATCAGCAGTTTTGTTCGGATGGGATATGTTAGCTGCAGAATCTATTTTATCAGTTATGGATTCATTATTAAACCCACCTAGCATATATTTAAAGAACTTACTAAAGGTTCCCCCAATAACCGATAACATTTTGAGTATACCTTTCCATATTCTGCTTATGATGCCATCATCGCCATCTTCTAGTGATAGTCTATATGTATGATTCATAGAGTTTAGTACGACTTCACCCATCTTAGATGTGGTGTTGATACCATCATTATTTAATAACCGCCTCTGCGTTACCATCATGATGTTAATATCAGCAATTGCTGATTCTAAGGAGTAGTTTATAGCTTCTATCATTTTTTTATCCTAGAGATATTATAAGGTATCCAAGATCTTGGATACCTTATAGTAGGTGGGAGTTATTTACTTGTGGGGTTTAATTGAGCGTTACAACTTGCCACATAGTCACTTAGGGCATCAGTATCATTCTTAGCTACTACAAAACCAGTAGCAACAATCTTACTAATCGAACTTAAACTTTTTAAGGTATATCTTACATTAGCACCTATGGCATCTAAAGATTCTTGAACCTTCTTTAAATCAGCGTTTCCTTTATACTTACTACCTAGAAAAGACTTCTGACGGATTAATGATTTAGTCATATTCTTTCGTGTTGTATCTATATGTCTAGAAATAGCCTCAATATGATTATCAAATGAATTAACATCTTTTTTTGCTTGTTCTAGTTGTTTTACTATTGATTTTAAATCCTTCGTATCTACTAACTGTGACTTACTAGATAATTCACTATCTGCTTTACCATTGGATATTAGTGGCATATAATTGCCATCGATATCTACCAATTGTAATATAGATATCTCACCACCGAATAAATCTTTAGTACCGCCGAAGTTACTAAAATCGTTAGTAAGAACAAAATCGCTATATTGGGAAGCAATAGGGAGGTTGGCAATGAGATCTTCTGATTGTTTAATAACTAGAATCTCTAATTCATCTGGCATCTTGAAATCTTTAATATCTGAATCAATATCAATGGTACTCCAAGTATTAACGTAATCATTAATAGCATTATTAATGATAAACAGGGATTGTTTAATTTCTAGAAGATGCTGTCTGTAAAGATGTGAAGTCTGATTACGTTTTAACATATACTCTCCAAACTTATCAGAATCTCCTTTATCCATATTGAGCATTAATCGTTTAGCTTCAAATGTTATACTCTTGAATGGATCAGTTTGGGATTTTGAAGAATTGCCAGTTACCTTTTCTCCACCTTGATCATCATCACTTCCTGATAGTGGGTAGATATTATCCTCATGTGTTATACCTAACCAGTGCGCTATCTTTTTAAACATAGTCATTAATGTGTTAAAGATAGTTGAGACTATCTTTTTAATAGTTTCATATATTGTGGATAAAACGCCATCCTCCATAGAAATATTATATCTATGGATTATAGGCGCCATAACGATATCACTAGTCTCTAACACTATATTACTATCTGAGACTAGTAACTGTTCTAGACATACAGAGCTGACATTATAGTCTGATAGTGCGCATTCTAATGCATAGCTGTGTTCTTCAATTTCTTTTAACATAGGAGTATCCTTCAAATGAGTGAATTATATAATTATATTGGTAAAGTTATATCTGTATACGATGGTGATACGGTTAAGGTAGATATAGACCTTGGATTTAGTCTAACATTTACAAGGGTGACATTAAGACTATCTCGTATAAACGCCCCTGAGATGAGAGGTGTTGAGCGATCTAAAGGTATTATATCAAGGGATTTTCTTAGGAGTCAAATTCTAGGCAAGACTATAAAAATAAAAACAATACGAGATAAAAAGGGTAAATACGGTAGATATATAGCAGAGTTATTTTATCAAGATGGGACATCTATCAATGATGATTTAGTTACTAGAGGTTTAGCTGTATATAAAAAATACTAACTAGAGAGCACTATTAAGTTGCATTTTAATAAACCTATCATGTCTAGGAGTATCGTTCATATATGCTACTTTGGACCATACTTCATGTAGATATGTATTATACATCTCTTCAGAATCACTATAAGAATCTATAATATTCTTAATAGAACCTAGATCCTGACCCCCTAATAGATATGATTTATCTATCTTAATTATCATACTATTATATATATAGGCTTTTACAGCTAATACACATAACTCACTAAATGCTAAGTACGATCTAGGTGAAATATTGTTAAGATTCTCTTCATTAGCTACTAGACATCTGAGCATGTAAAATCCAGCAATACCAGCCTGATCGTATATGACTATAGTGTTATGACCAACAATGTCAGCTTTAGCTGTACTAACGTTGGGGACACTACTTAAGCTATCTCCAACCCTACTAGCAGTTTTAAGCACTTCATTAGAACCATAGCTACTATTATCATACGCCCCTAGATATGGCGCGTAGTTAATAGTAGTAGCTTGACCATAACCTACACTAAGAACATTAAGTATCGTTCTATAGTTAACGGTTGCAGTAGGTATTTCATAGATAACGCTATAGTTATCTATCGTTCTATGTGGTATACCATCTAGATTGATGATTATTTCCTCACCACCTACTAGATTGGCATCTATAAGAACCCTAGGTCTCATGACTTTGTTTAGGATAATCTCATTCAGATTGAGGGGTGACCCTCTAAATCCTTTTAGAGGGTCAATAAAACAAACCTTAAGTAGATCAGTAGGTATTGTAAATCCGATAGTATCTAGTGCTTTAATAATAATATTCATAAGAGAGATTTAAAATGATTGAAAAAGATGCAGCATTCCTTAAACTAATTACAGAACTTGGGATAAGTAAAGATCAGATAATATACTTATTTCATAAAGCTACCATGGATATTGATTGGTATGAAGCCTTCTATAAAAATGGTGGTAGATTCTATATACATCTTAATACTGAAGAAAGGCTAATTGGCGTAATTTCAAATGTAGAAACGTTAAGTAAAGATGCTATTTATGCAAGGTTAGATAGGATCAGTAAACTAATAATGCACTAATAAGTTCATTAACGTCATATGCTAGATCCTCACCTAATACCGCAGAGTATATATTATCATTACGTATACGATTGAGGTTTATTCGCATATCGGCTATAAGATCCCTATTTTTACGCATACCCCTAACACCACCGATATCTATGATAGATTTAATATACCATAATTTACTTAGATATAAAGCCCACCATACCTGTCTAGTTCTAACTATATCAGGCATTATTAAAGCATCTTGCATATCTATATGATTTAAACTTATTATGTTGCTTAAAAGACTCTCATACCGTATAGGTGAGTTAACTATATGGTTTAAAGTAAACTTAATTAATCTATCTAACTTATCTTGTAATGTTAATGTAGCTTGGTGTACGATTGGTATGGTTTTAGTAGTTTCGGTATGAGGGATGCCTTTATATGTATATATAAGCCTATTAAGTATGGCTATTTCAGATTGACTATAAAGTATATTGGGTAAAACATAAGATGCTATGAAATTAGATATTTGAACTGGGTTATTCAAAAGTATGCGAGATAGTCCATAACCTCTAAACATGACCAGTAGTAAGGGTATATCTATACAAAGAACTGCCACATCACCGCCTGTAGTATTATCCGACCCATCGGGAATACCCATACCTAAATCAGATATGTTATGTTTGATAACTGTTATAGGCTGTAGTTTAGACCAGTTATTGAGGTCTATAGTTGTAGATATATAACTCTCAGTATATATCAATATTTCATCAGTATTATGATAAAAAACTCCATGATGTATCTTACCATAGTTTATATCAGATGTTATATCATGGAGTTTAGCTACATATGGAGACCTAGCATAGGCTATGTTAATATACTTATCGAAATCGTAGTCTAAAGGAATATATGCATCAGTAAGAATTCTGGATAGTAAGTGGTTACTTTTAACTCTATGATTACCTTGATTGAAATAGTCTATAATTGTTAATATTGCACTATTATAATTAGTTTTGATATAAGATGTGGAAGGGTGTTGTGAGATAGAGTTATTAGAGGTAATCACCTCAGTAAATATTTTATACATATACATTTATTCCTAATTAACGGTAACGTAGCTATATGATGAGGGTATAGGATGATTGTTAAAGGTGATCTAATTGAAATGATGCAAATGAATGAATTTGACGTTGTTATACACGGTTGTAATTGCTTTTGTACTATGGGTGCTGGTGTAGCTTTAAGGCTAGCTACTAAATACCCTAGTATATTGAAAGCTGACATGACTACCAAACCAGGGGATATTACAAAGTTAGGAGGGTATTCAACTACCAATATAAGTATTAATAATCAGAATGTTCAGGTCTTCAATGCATATACCCAATATGGATATGGGTCAAAACGAGGAGGTGTTGAAGCCAACTTCAACTACATACATGAAGCTTTAGATAAGATTGCTGATGTCATACCTATGGGTAGCAGAATAGGCTTACCTTTTATAGGATGTGGTTTAGCGGGAGGTAACCCAAAAAAGATAATTCCAATGATATCTGAAATACTTTATCTATTTGACACTAAAGTAGTTAAATACATAAAAAAATAATTATACCTTTATGATATGTAAAGAATATTACAACGTGAAACACGTTGTAGACTTAACGATAGGGTATAGTTAAAAAATTATAGTTATATATACTATACTCGATAGTAGTGATACTATCGTATATCTAGCTAGGTATATATAACTATACGTCTTATTTTGAAATAACTGATAACTAATAATGCTGTAAAATACAGTAAGGAAAAAAACAATGGCCATAATTAAAGAAGGTACATCTAACCAGCAATCTAACCAGCAATCTAACCAGCAATCTAACCAGCAATCTAATCAGCAATCTAACCAGCAATCTAACCAGCAATCTAACCAGCAACGTCAAGATACATATGATGCTCCAGTTAGAGATAGAACCTCATTCCATAATGGGGGTTTATTCGCAGCACCCATTAGTAGATCAATAGGATCCGAGGCATATTCCAAATTAAAAGACGGTCTTGCTGAACTATATAAGGATGTGGTAGATCCACATATTGAAATAGCCCTGTTAGATTTAGACAATAACAATGATAAGGCATTAGCTTTTTCAAGCATTATTGTAGCGATGCGTAATAAAGAAGATGGACCTAACGGTCCTGTAGCATATCATATTTTAATTATAGAGTCAACTGGTGAGGTATTAAAGCCTATAGTTAGACATATGGGGGATCATCCAGTTGAGGTGATTCGAGTTACAGGCGATGCTATGGATGATATCCTAATCAATAAAGCCGATGCTAAGGTAGGGAAAGCTTTCCCTAACAGTAGACGCCTGCTGACTGATGGTTGTGTAGTTCCAAGAGGTCAGGTAGAAGATAAATTTGCAATACATAGATTAGCATTAAATGCTGGATTAGCTTTAGGCACGGAATTGGAGTCTACTCGTAGTGGGTTTACGGATATCAACCTAGCCTTTATAGATAAGGATAGTACACTACTAGTAAACACTATATTTAACAAGCTACAGGTAGAAGATGCTGTTGGTAGTAAGATGAGATCTGATGTCTTAGTATCATTTGAATCAAAACGATACAATAATTTGAATGCACGTAATACTCAAACCTCAGTAAATAGTTCTGATAATGAGGTTAAGGTGTCTGAATTATCAGCCTATATCGATTTGGTCCCCACTCAAGAGACTAGAGTTAATAGGTATCAGCAACAGTATCAGCAGTCTGGTATGGGTAATCCTAATACCCAGAAGTTTGCGGCTAGATTAGTAATTACTAATCTAGGATCTAACTACAGTTATACTGTAGGTTCCATGTTGCTAAATATATATACTGCGCTATCATTAAGTTATGATAATAATTGGATGCAGGTATTTAAACCTAATATGTCAGTAGGCGAGAATAAAATCAATCTGGGTGATATTGGAGCTTTAAACATACCGGGTAATGTTTATAACGAACCTGGTATGTGGGGAACCCGAATTGATACCAATGCCAATGATTTTAAGTTGGAGGATTTAGGTGGATTGGTTTCATCTTTAATCTGTCAAGGGTTAATTATTTCTATGGATTGTCCAGAAGCTGCAGCGCAGACTTGGTACACCTCGGTTTTCTCAGCTGCCAGTAATGGTAGTAATATAGCTTACAACATTATCTATGACAGTATGTTGGAACTTACCAATGGGAGTTTTGCCAAGTATTTCCCCAGAGGTTCTAATATGTTTCTAGATAGTAATAATCGAATCCATAACGGTTATTGGACTGATAAGGATGGTGATGTTAGAGATATACGGGATATTGATTATTTAGCAGTGTGTAATCTAGTTATGGCTAAGGAACCTAATTTCATACATGAATGGTCAGATACATTTATTAATGAAGGTGATATCGATAATGATGTAACGTCATCGATAAAGTTAGATGCCAGACGTAGAATGATATCTGCATTTACTAATGAAACGGCGGTGTATACCGGCTACTCTCAGCGTATAACGTTCACTGCAGAGTTTATAAATGCAATGTCTAATAGTATTCGTGAAACTGGGGTACCTTTTAAGGTGAATAGTTCTGTAGGTATTGAAGGATTGTCAAATAGACATGTATCTGCTGAGTTTATTAATTCAGCACTAGTACAACCTGGAGCTCATTTTAAAGCACCCCCAGTGTACGGTAATAACCACCCCTATTACCAAGGTGCTAACTATCATAACCGATACTAATATATTGTTATAACTAACATACACCTCAACATCTTTATGATGTTGAGGTGTATACTATCTTTTTTTTAATGTAGGGGTTTATTAAATAGTTATACCTAACTTTTACAATCGCCGTAACGTAATGGTTTAGGATATGATCATTATTATACAGTCATATATACTGTATATGATAGTAGTATTATCAACCATTTAAATAAAAAAAAGGAGAGAAATATGTTAAATTTTAAAGTAGTAGTAGTCACCAAGAAAGGTGAGCGTGAGGTTATAGTTAAGTCAGAGGCGTCGTCTAAGGCTATTATGTCAGTAGCTAAGGAATTCTGGGATGAAGGACTTCTGAAGATATCTTCAGAACCCTTAAGAGGGCAGTAGTTATGCCCATATTCCAAAAATTGATTAATTTAGAGGAGGTTTTTGAAAACCTCCCATATCCCCCAGTTATAATTAACAATTTAGAGGGTAAAGATAATGAGGAGAGAGAGCAAATAAGTAATATAGTATCAACGTATTATACTAGTGATAATGTATCGCTTATACCCACTTGTGGGTGTGGGTCTACGAAAGGGGTATTCTCAGTTAATACCATATGCCCCAATTGTAATATGGAAGTCTTATCTCCCATAGAATCTAATATCTATTCCCTATTATGGGTTAATAAGCCAGAGGGAATAGATAAGTTAATATCTCCTATAATACTCATTATGTTAAAGGAGAGGTTTACAAAATCAGGCTTTAGTGTAATGAACTATTTGATGGATACGTCATATAGGGTTAAGTCTAATAGTAAAGCTGCTAGAGAATTACTAACTAAGGTAAGGGAACAAAATTTTGACAGGGGTTATAATAATTTCATAACTAATTTTGATTCTATTATAGAAGTATTATTAGGCATGAAGGAATTTAGACTTAAGTATGGTGTTAAAGATAGTCTTAAGGAGTTAATACTTAGGGATCGTGATAAGATATTTACTAACCATTTACCCTTGCCTAATAGAAACGTTCTTATTATAGAAAAGACCCCATTTGGAGTATCTACCGATAAGATAGTAATCATGGCTATTGATGCCATTCAGATGTTAACTGGCATAGATAACCTAGATACCATTAAACCGATGGTAAAGCAGAATCGAACATTTAGATCGTTAGATCTATTATGTGGATATTATAGTCTATTTTTTAAGGAGAAGCTTAATCAAAAACGACGGATTTTTAGAGGGCATGTATATGGTACACGCACCAATTTATCCGGGAGAGCCGTGGTGACTAACTTGGTGGGTCACCACGACTACAATGATATACATTTACCATGGGGTGTATCTTTAGTTATATTCAGACCTTATTTAATTAATAAATTGATGAGGTTAGGATATAGTCATAATGGGGCTTTAAATAAGATTTTCACTGCTATAAATATATATGATGAGGTATTAGATGGCATACTTAAGAGTTTATATTCCATACCTGGAGAACCATTATATTTTCTGATAGGTAGGAATCCATCATTATTACAAGGGTCCATTTTAAGGATGAAGTTAGGTAAAATTAAAACAGATCCTAGGGATCCAACCTTATCACTTAATATACTTAATACAAGATCCTTGAATGCTGATTATGATGGAGACGCCATTTACTTCTCACTTTGTCCAGATAAGATAATGAAAGATCTGATGTACCCATTTGATCCTAAGTTTAATATGTTACTAATGGACAAACCGCACAAAGCAAGTAACAATCTAAACCTGTCAAAATCGGTAGTTGCATCTACCTCTCAATGGTTAAATTTTTAGATAAAAAGGTGGTTAAAAATGGCTATAGTAAATGTTATACTTGCAGATGATCCTAGATCATTTAATTATCTGGCACTACCGGAAGTACCCTCTAGTGTAGTAGGATATATTAACGATAATATTGCTAACATATCCACGAGATTAACTGATGCGGGTAGGAGTTTCATGCAGTCTGCATCAGAGCAGTATGCATTGATTAATAATAGTGCTGCAATAAATGCAGCTCGTATGGTGTTAAGGAAGACTGTGGGTAAGAGACAGCCTAATGCCATTTATGAAATGGATACAATAGAGGAGGTACGAAATGCTCAAGGTATAATGCAAAGATATATGATGGCCGAACCATCTATTCGTAAGGCATATCATAATCAACGAATAGATGGTTATAGCGATTCCTATATTGATAACTTTCCACTAGCATTCGCAGATAGTCATTATGACTATAGGCGTGTTATGGATGGTATGATAGTAATTAATAATGATCATTGGGTTATGAATAGTTATATTCACGATACGTTAGATGGGGAGGTTGATGAGTTAACTCTAGATAATAAAGTTGACATTATTAACACTTGGGAACTGGCTAGAATATGTTTAGAGGCAGGGGAAGATCCTACTGATATACTAGCTTAAAAGTAGCATCCCACACAACTTTAATTAAAGTTGTGTGGGTATTTAGGAGTTATTATGATAACCAATAAACCATTACCATCATTAAGTGATGATGGGTGGATAGATAATAGTATGCGATTAGCAGATTACCTACTTAGTCATTTTTTTACATCAGATTATAGTCAATCGTATATATATCAAGATAATATTTCATCATTACCTTGGATCATACAACATACACAAAAGAATATAAATGATACAATACAATTAGTCCAATCAACGTTAAGTATCTATTTTAATAGATACTTTGATAATGTAGTAGTAGAGGTTAGCGAAGTATCTAATAATGAAGATATTTCACATGCTAGTATAAGTATTTACCTATCATTTGTAGATAAGTCTGGAGTTTCCTACGATATATCTAAATTAATAGATATAACAGATAGTAAAATAAATAAGATTATTTCTTTAAATAATGGTGCAAAATGAGTGAAGAAACTGATATGAATGACAACGTTATAAGAAAACAACTTATAGTTAAACTCAAGTCTGAAGCTGATGATTTTTATAACCAGCTAGTAGTTAATAGACCTAGGGGTAAAATGTCTGAGAATTTATTTATAAATTATTTTCTCCCATACCTAACCGGGATGACACCTATCCCAGAAGGTATTGAGGTATTATCAGAGTGGGTGACCATAGCCGGCTCGCCCACTTCCGAAATAGAGATATTGGATGATATTACTTCCGAAGTTCTCTTTATTACGCCATCCCTATATCATACTGGGATAATCGACACGTCAAAACGTGAACCAGGCGAATCATTCAGTGATATAATCTCCCAATATGAGCTACAGCTTAAAGCATTACCTATAATAGCTGATAAATATCTTAATGGGGAGTTGAATAAAAAGATACAAGCTATAGGTGAGCATGATGCTATAGGGGTCAATAGCATACTTACATGGAATACTATATTAGACCGTTATGGATATCTTAGTCCTAATAATACCAAAGACATACCTAGTATAGATTTGGATATCGAGTATGACTAAGGATCTATCGTACTTGGTAGTATCAGATATACATTTTGGACATAAGAAAACTAGTACTGAGGAGATAATAAATCACTTCAATGACTTCTTTAATAACTTTACAGAAAGTTCACCATATACCACACTGGATCTTATATTTATAGCCGGAGATATGTTTGATAGACTTTTAGATTTCAATAGTTATGATAGCCACGCAGTTACTATATGGTTATTTAGACTTATGTCATTCTGTAAACGGTATAATATAAAACTACGGGTTTTAGAGGGCACTCCTAGTCATGATTGGAAACAGTCTAGGATTGTGACTACAATGGCGGAGTTATCATTTAAAGATGTCGATATACGCTATATAGATACGTTACATATAGAGGTTATTGAAGATATAAGTCTAACTGTTTTATATGTCCCTGATGAGTGGACTGCTAAAACAGAACTTACTTTTGAACATGTTAAGGAAGCCTTAAATAAAGTTGGTATAGAAGAGGTAGATATAGCTATTATGCATGGATGTTTTAAATATCAAGTAGGCAATCTCCATGATAGAATAGATACCCATAGTGAAGCTGCATATCTTAATATAGTTAAATACTTCATAAATATAGGACATTTTCATACTTTTAGTACGTATAAACGTATATTAGCCCAAGGTAGTTTTGATAGACTTTCCCATGGGGAGGAGGAGGATAAGGGTGCTATCTTAGTACACATAGGACCTAATCCTAGATACTACTTCATACATAATAAAAATAGTAAGATCTATAAGACTATTAATATAAGATTTAAAGATACTGATAAAGCTCTCAGGTCGTTAAAGAAACAGTTAGCTAATATACCTCATAATAGTTATGTGAGAATAAAAGCTACTAGAGATAATCATATATATAGTTCGTTAGATGAGATACGATTAAAGTATCCAATGTATACATTTTCTAAGGTGTTGGTGGAGACAGGTGATGTTGTAAAGACTACATTAACTACCTTAGAATATAAACCCATAACCATAACATCCGATAACATACTTAAACTTCTTAAAGGGAGTATGGTAGATAAGTATGATTTAAACGATAGTGAAGTCTCAATTATAGAACAGGAGCTTAAGGAGGTACATAATGAAATATAACGCTTTATCGGATCGTAACACCTCATCATTTCCCTTAAGCATTGGCACGGGTTTAGCTTTCGAGAGTTTATTTAGTCCTAGAGAGGCACCATATGATTCCAGTAGGATGGTACCTAACAAAGTGAATCTCAAAAAGTACAATGATGTTTTCATTAACGTTTTTACACTTTATCGTAATCTAGTTGGTAGTATGAAAAGTATTGATGTACAATCAACTAGTATAGAAGATTTAGCCGATACCTTAAGACAAGAGATAGATGTAATATATAGTTTATTTGATCAAGAAGGTAATGATATTATCAAACCGATCTTTTACACTATGACATATCAGGATGTTTGGGTCGGGAGTTGGTGTAAGAGTGCCATAGTTAAACATCCCAAAACTATTTTACAACAGGATTTTTATAATAGATATAGAAAACTTATTAAAAAGCTAGACGATCTATCTATTAATAGGTATAATAGCACCTTAAATGAGAAAACCCGTGGTTCAGTTCTTATACACACTCATATGCCAATAGACTTAATTGACTATGGGAAATATAAGAGTATGGATCTATTGGAGTCCAATACTGGTAGGCTTAAAACACCAAATACCTGGAGTACAAAATATGCTAAAGTCAATGGTGAGTATATAAATAATATACCCTTTAATAAGATGTTGCTGGTGGTCTTTGGGGATAGAGTCATAATAAACCCGTATCCTAATGTTATACGGAATGAGATATTAAAAATAGCTAAAGACTCAAACTGGACTGCAGCTACAACAGAGGCTAAAATACGATTAGATTTAAAAGTTAAATTGCAAGATCCTTTTTTAATCACCACTTTAATGAGAATATAGAATAATGGCAGATGATAATAAAGCAGTTGAAATAAAAGAACTATCTAGATTTACGATGTGGACTAGACCTAAAAATAAACCTAATGCAAAAGCTGCTAAATTATGTTTTTGCATTAGGGATAGTTGTCCTAGGATTACAGTATACACTAACGATCCAGATGATACGGAACGATATGGTATTATTTATGCAGCATTTGATCCGGAGTCCTTTTTTGTATTACTAGATATATGGAGAGAAATTGTAAATGGTCCTAATGATAATAAAGTCAAGGTCGAATGTAAGTTTAGACCTACTGTAGATGGTGTGAAAGGTGATCTTACAGTTATGACCTCAGTGTTATTAGGTAAAGATGCTGAGGGAATTTGTTGGATAAGTCTATTATCTAATGATGGTAACAGACCTAAACTCAAATTTGAATCTACACTATCGTTCTTTCATGCTGTTACTATGGCGGATGGGTCCCAGATGTCTAAAACTGAAGGTTCAAAACGACATACCTTGGCACTAATAACATTCCTAGATAGAGTTTATGGAGGATTATGTGCGGCATTTAGAGAGAAAGGGGTGTATAATAGGACTAAGCCTAATACGCCTATTGCAAACAATGCAAAAACAGAAGTGACGTTTGATGATGACATACCCTTCTAACATAACATTTCACTACAACTACTAGGATCCTAGTAGTTGTAGCTAATAAAAAATAGGTAGTTAGATATATTGACTCATATATACTATAATTGATAGTAATGTTGCTATCGAATAACCGGAGACGTTGTTATGAGGATGTTTATAAGCACCAACTTACATTTAGCTATTGAGCCCCCAGAGGTATCAATAGAACATAAGGGTATGTCTGTAGTATTTAGCGTTAGTGTATTTGGGAGGAGGACCTTTCAAGCTGAGTATGATATCTTTGAGGAAATTAACAAATACTGGTCAGGATTGCCTGAAGAAACTCAAGATGCTATATATAGTATCTATGTTAGACTTCATGAGCTATTAACTAATATAATCTTCCAAGATAACATGGTAGAGGATATAGCCCTTGCAGTTAAAGCTTTGTATGAATTTCATCAATTTGATGATCTCAAACGTTATGTCAGTTTTAAATCTAATATACGCATACCTTCTAACATACCAACAGAATATGTTCGTAATGTGGATATTAATACTAGTAGGGATAAGACATATATCAGAAGTGATTATTCTGATCTAATGTGCATAAGTCTTATGCTCAGACCTATGATGGGTATATGGGGTGAGTATATTGCTAATAATAGAAAGAACAGCGGTACCAACTTTAAAGAGTATTATGCATTCCGTTTAGTTAAATATACCAACATTGATAATCTAGAACCTGTATTGAAGTTATATCGATATATAGAAGCTATATTAGGCAATAAATTTAGACCAGACAGCATCCTCATGGGGATATCGTCTGAAGATTACACAAACTGGCTGTTATGTAATCTATGCGTTCGTAAGTTAGTAATCTGTGATCTACGAGGAATTGATGATCAATATAACGCCATATCATATCTACATAGATATATAAACCAGAAAGCTGAGAATAGAGATAACAACTATGAGAATCTTTATAAGGAGAAAGTATTTGATGAAAACATAACCGATGGGGGCTCTAAGATATCTATTTTAGAATCTTATAAAATTAAATCATCTATATCCCCTGGTGAGGTGGTTGAACTGGAGCATAGTATCAGTGATTTAAGAGGTATAGCACAGCAACTATCACATAATATTCAGTTAGAATCATTGGACACTACAATGAAATCTGTATCTATAATAAATAAATCTATTATAGTAGATATAAAGTTAGTATTGCTAGCATATGTGTTTAAGAGAGTTATAAGTGTTAGAAGTATGCCCTACTTCAATAAGCTTACTATAGCCAAGATGCTATGTGTAGCAGAAGAGGTTTTGTGGTCTAGAGGACATCACTATCTAGCACTGCTACTAACAACATATCCCCATGAGGATGCTAGCGATCTTACAATTTCGCCAGTAGATGGTAGGATGAAGTTAGATGGGCAATTAGCAGAAAAATTTGTTAAGTACTATCCATATACTAGGGTTTTGAATAGTAAAAGGAAAGCCCAGCAAAAGGTAATAAATATAGCAGTAAATGCAGTAAATGAGCTAGTTGATGAGTTAAGTTTATATACTTGGATACTTACTGCTAGAGCTGATAGGGTTGTGGAAGTATTTGGTTCAAATACTAAACGCTGTCCTATAGTACCTGATATCAAGAATAAAATCGTTGAATTAATAATTGATAACGAGACCAACTAATGCTGTTTAACCAAATAGTTTGGTACTCACTAACGAGATGTAATACTACATCTTACTATTATTATAAGGAGAGTTTTTAAATGTATAGTCAAGAATTAAGAATAACTAAGTTAATACTTCAGGAAACTGGAACATATAACCCAATATATGAAAGACCGTTTGAATCAAAGTTAGATGGAGTTATGTTAGATCAGATATCAGAACGGCTGTATAACAGCAAGAATGATACCATAGGTGAAGGTCTATTTAGTGGTATTGCTAATAATACACTATCCCCATCAGCAATCCCCGGTAGTCAGATTCAAATTCCCAATGGTTGGGATACCAAGAGGAATAGGTTTTTTATGGTGGTGGAATGGAATCCGGTTAATGGCACTGGTGGTATATATTACTATCAAGGATTTACAGATAGGCCTGGTGTTACCCTGCAGGGTAACATAGATCCTGAGATGACATTCTACATAAACAGTTACATAAAAGTAGTAAGAGGGGTTTTACAATCTAATACCGGAGAGATTTATAACGATTCAGTGGTAGAGTCTGCTCAAGTTATAAATAATGAGTTAGTTGTAGACTATGCGAATGGCTATGAACCACTTACAATATACACATCAAGACCTACTGACATGTTCAGCGCAATACAATCAGCATATCTACAAGCCGGATATGCATCAGAGGATCAAGTTAATATACCATTTACAGATAGTAGGAACATCTTAAATGATAACATTACGTCAAGTAGGCGTAATAGTAATCCAGCCTCGTATATTTCTTCTATAGTCTCAGATTATAAAAGAGGGCTGTCATTAGTGGATTATGGACAGTACGACTCCGAAATATATGATCGCTCTAAAGATGTATCTCTATTAAAAGAGGGTACGTTAAGGGGTAATCCTCTATTTAGAAGCATTTCCAATATAAAAGGGTATGGTTCGGGCATCTCATTTAATTTCAATGACCTAGAAACTATAGATCCGGGTGTGACGTCTGTAACAGATTGTCTATTAACTAATAGTGATCATCTAATGCATAGTAGAGATTCAGAGTCGTGGAATACGGCTACTCTAGATGCACAGATAGCTAGTACTATTGCTAGTGCATTACCTGGGATATTGATAGAAAACTTTATAGCTGATATTAGTTTTACAGCTACTAATTGTACTAGTGATATGACTTCAGAAGTTACGATACTAGAATGTCATGGTCTAACCATGGGGTTTAATGTCGGTAATCTTAACAGATTCATAACAGGAGTTATTCATAAACTGTTGGTTAACATACAAGATACTTATATGCTAACTATTAACTGCTCTATTTATCTGGAGGTAAGGATAGCTATACAGATAGGTGGGTGTAGTCCCGTGGAATATGTAGTGCCTACATTTTGCGATTCTATGTTAACACCTATCTTAAATAAGAATAAAGCTACATATAATAATTTAGTATCCGATATAGAGACCTTACTGGAATCTACTAAGGACTTTTTAGTTTAACTGGTAATTTGGAGATGAAATGATTTTAAAGACATATAAATCCATAGTTGAATATTGTGGATTAAGTGTAGATGAGGATGGATATATTCATATAGATATATCTGAAGAAAAACCAATGTGGAAAGTAAATGGTAAGATGGTGGTATTGCCCACCAATACTCATTTGAGGAATTATAATCCAGCTAATGAGATATTTCACCCGTTATCTGAAAACATTTTAGAAAGAGGGGATAGTGCTGTCATTAAGAAACTGAAAAGTACAATAAATATTGTACTTAATCAGCGTATAGGAGTTGTGGCTCAAAATCTTTTGAATATTCTAGTAAGTCCAGAATATCATAAACGATTAGATTCTACCCAATCAGATATTTTATCGATTAGTAGTAATGCCGATCACAAAACCCTAGAGTTCTTTATATCTCATATGGTGAGTAGTATGAAGAAGAACCCTAATGTGTTTGTAGACATCTATATTAAAAGATCTGGGGTTATCAATGGTAAACGGGTATCTAGATTATCAGTAGTAGATTTCACATTCTATAAGAATATCGATAATCTTAAATGTCGTAAAAAAGATAAAGCCACTTATAAAGCGTTATTTGAGTTAATGTTCCCCGGTATAGATGTTGATGGGGAGTATAACTATGGTGGTATATGTAGGGTTGCACCAACATTAGAAGCTACTTTTAATGGGTCTATGCTGATAGCTTCTAAAATTAATGATCTTTTATATAAATATATGGACTTCATTGATGATGGTGATAAGCTTATATTTAATGGTGATTGGGTAGAGGTATTTAGCGATCTTGAAAGTATAGTAGGTGAAATACGTAAGCTACCTTCACATACATCTGCAGAACCTACCCCGATTCAAACTCAGCCAGTAGTTGCAGAACCTACCCCGATTCAAACTCAGCCAGTAGTTGCTAATGCAGTACCTCAACCAGTTGAGTCTAATGCTGATATTATATCGAGATGTAAGAATCCTGATGGCAGTTTGAACTTTAGAGCTATGAATGGTCAATATCCACAACAGCCTCAAGGTCAATATCCACAACAGCCTCAAGGTCAATATCCATATAGACCTCAAGGACCGTATCCGCAACCACCTCAAGGACCGTATCCGCAACCACCTCAAGGTCAATATCTGCAACCACCTCAAGGTCAATATCCGCAACCACCGTACCCTCAAGGACAACAACCGCAACAACCGTACCCCCAGGGTCAATATCCACAACCGCCATCTAGATTTATGTATACTAATCCAGATGGTTCACAATCAAGGTCATTCTTATATTAAACTAAACTATGCTAACTGGTAACTCGTAAAGAGCACCAGTTAGTTTTTTTATAAAATTGTAACGTTATCCATCTGGATTAGTAGTCTAAATTCTTCAACATTAGGGTGGATGATTATATCTTTATCTCCCATATATAAAGTACTATTTTTAAGATCGTTTACCCTTAATGTTAGATAATGGAATGATTTATTTATACGAAGATCTGTTAAAAGACCGTAGAAATCCCCTAGGTATTTAATATTCTGAAAGTTACTGACTTGAAGAATTCTATTAAGGGGATCATTTTTAAATAAGAATAAATTATCCTCTAGTATCTGTAAAGTGCTACTAGTCATAAATGATATATCTGGTGAGTTAGTTTCTAAAGAATTTATTAACATGATTTAGATATCTAAGAGTGTATTGTAAAAGAATCAGGTATATATACTATAATTGATAGCATGTTGACTATCAAACAACAGGAGATACAACTATGAGTAAGAAAGAATTTATTAATGAAATAGACCCAAGATTAGTTGGGCTTACTAGTTATAATCAATTTTGCTACCATGTAGCTAGTAGTAGAAGCGTGATGTCATCGACCCATTTGTCTCAGCATTTGGTTTTAAATGAGCCCGACGAACCCATGATGGTATCTGGTATAGAAAAAGAGTTAGCTAAATATAATTTTACAATAAAGATGCCAGAGGATGGTGTCATTAAAGCCGTCATTGAAAGATATCCCAAGGGTGTTGGTAAGGATGTCTTGGGGTATAATCCCGAAACTTTAGTGATATATGAGAAAGAGTCTACCAAGCAACTAGATTGTTTTACTATAAAAGATCATCTATGCAATGATCAATACTTCGGATTTAAGTATAAGGCTAAGGATGGTATGGGTAGACTAACTCCAGGGGCTAGTATAGCTAAGGATACTGTTTTTGCAGATACTCCAGCAGCTACTGCTAATGGTGGATATGCATACGGTCTTAATCTTAATACAGCATTAATGTCTGTACCAGGTGTTGCCGAAGACGGGTTTGTAGTTTCCAAATCTGCAGCTAAAAGGTTTAACTATACTATTTATGATACTAGAATAGTGGAGTTTGGTAGTAAGGAGTTCCCTCTTAATATCCATGGTAGTGTAGATAACTATAAAATATTCCCTGATATAGGAGAAAGTTTAACGGGAGATGGTTTATTGATGGCGTTACGTAAATATGACAGTAAACTATCCCCATCCATGATGTCTATATATGACACTATGGAAGTAGATCATATTTTTGATAACTCAGTATATCTACGAGGTCCAAACGGTAGGGTTGTAGATATAAAGGTTATTGGTAGTAATGCATCACGTACTAATCTACCATGCGGCATGACTGAACAGTTAGTTAAGTATCAGAAAGCATTTCTAAATTATAATAAGAAGATATTAGAAGTTGAGAGTAGGTTACGATATGAACGTAAACGTATGTATGGCGAAGAGAGTCTTAACCTTTCCCCTAAACTTCACCATACAATAGTGGAGGCATTAGTATACACTAATGAGAAACACCCTTATTATAAGAACCAGCTAAACCTTCTTTATAAAAAGATTCCACTAGATACCTATATGGTAGAAATTGTAGTAGAGTATCATATGAATCCAGGATTACATGAAGGGGCTAAGATGGCTAATAAACAAGGGACTAAAGGAGTAGTCTGTCAAATACGGGAAGATGAAGATATGCCTGTAGATGAAGCCGGTAATAGAGCTGATGTTATTATGGATCCCACATCTATAGTATCTAGAATCAATATAGGTGTTTTATATGAACACTATATAAATGGGGCTAGTAGAGACGTAGCTATTAAAATACGAAATTTGGTTAATCTCAAAAAGGGAGAGGCTAACTTAGAACTACTTAGTTATTCAGATAAGTGGAGGGATGCTTATAGTTTACTATTAAAGTATTTTAAGATAATAAACTCTACGCAGTACAAGTTTTATGTAGCATTGGGTGATGAGCAAAAGTTAACTACCTTAGTAACTGTTATCAATGAAATGATTTATAGCTATATCCCGGTCAATAATGATAAGATGACTAAGTGTATAGTAAAAGAGTTAGAGGCTGAGTTCAAACCTACCTTTGGAAAAGTCACATATGTGGATGATGATGGTAATAAGGTCACAACTGTAAAGAATGTTCGCATAGCTCCAATTTACCATATGTTACTGGATAAAATAGCTGATGATTGGGCAGCATGTGATAGTGGCAAATTACACCATTTTGGAATTATAACCCCATTAACAAAACATGAGAAGTTTAGATTACCTTATAAGAATCAAAGTCCCAGAACTTGCGGGGAATCAGAATCTAGAATTATAGCAAGCTACGCACATCCAAGGTTAGCTGCAGAAATAATGGATAGATCTAATAACCCGCAGACAACTCGTAATATGTTTTTCAATATACTACGAAGTGATAACCCAACGTCTATTGATAATCTAGTAGATAGGGATACGATCCCATTTGGGAATACTAAACCTATGGCTTTAGTTAGACATATAATGTCTTGCGCAGGATTCATACCTAAATACGAGCCAGAAGATAAATAATGATAAAAGGATAATAGAGAAATGTTAATATCAGCGTTAGATATATATAATATGAAAATAGAGGTAGATAGCCTACCTAATCAATTCACCCTAAGATTCCCAGATAACTCTATAGTCAAAGCTACTAAAAATAAGATGATATATACGAACTTCTTTTGGGATGTTCTACGTAAATACCCTCTGATTCCTATAAGTAAAGACTTTTATGTGGATGAGGTACTAGGTGGCGACCCCTTAACAGGTTCCACGCATACGGCTCTTATTGATAAGATATATGTAGCGTTTTTAGAAGCTTATAATGTTACCGACCCTATAGAAAAGGAAGGTATTTTAGAGGATTTCTATACCCTTACAGTTAGACTACAAAATGAACTACCTAAATATACATCTACGCATGTAACAACTATAGACATATTGGATTTTATAGAGTTAGTGGATCATCCGGTCATATCAGAACAGATAGATAAAACTATAAATACTTATAAGTCTATCAATGAATGTTATGATGTTGTCAGGGATGTGGTTTATAATGATTGTAATTTTAGACATAATTCTGTAGTTGTAGCAGTTAATGCTAAGTTAGTTAGTATTAACCAAGTGTTACAGGCTGTAGCAGTACGTGGTAAGGTCACTGAAGTTGATGGTAGCATTCTACCTAATGCGGTTATGAGTAATCTAACCAATGGGCTAACTAATCTTTATGATTTTGTAGCGGAGTCTAGATCTGCTGCTAAAAGTCTTTACTTCTCAGATAGTAAGATTAGTGATAGTGAGAATATAGCTAGGAAGTTACAGCATTTAGGGATTGTTGTAGAGGATTTAGAATATCATGATTGTGGGACTCAAGAATATCTAGACTGGACTGTGCAAGGACCTAGATACGATGAGAATGGTAATATATCCTATAAAGGCGATCTTACTTTTATGATAGGTAAGTATTATCTTAATGATGAGGGTACTCTGACTGCTATAACTGGTGAAGATCCTAACCTTTATAATAAGACTATAAAGGTTAGATCTGTATTATATTGTAAGTGTAGTAATCCCCATAACGTATGTATATATTGTTTTGGTGAGTTGGGTTATAATAAGTCTAGATTCGCTAACTTAGGACATCTAAGTGTGGTAACGTTAACCCAGATCTTAACCCAAAGCATACTATGCACTAAGCATTTGGACTTCAGTAGCTTGGGCGCTTCAATAGTATTGAATGACCTTACTAGAAAATACTTTAAGACTGATAAAGAGAAGACTGTATACATACTCAATAGTCATCTTAGTATGCTAGACACTAAGATATCTATAACCATGGGCCAGTTACCAGGCCTAGAGGATATTAAGAATATTGATACCAAAGATGGTATTATACCATCTAGAATATCCGCTATAGAGTATATAAATATATCATATTCTAATAATGGCATTATAACAGAGGAGACTGTCTATTTAGCACAAGATAACAAACGAGTCGTTTTAACTAAGAAGTTCTTATGGTATCTGAAAATAAATGGTTGGAAGTCTAATAACAGAAATGACTTTATATTTGATTTATCAAAGTGGGATTTTAGCGAACCTATTTTTAGTTTACCAGCTATAGAGTATAGTTATAGTGATCATAGTAATAATATAGGTTCGCTAGTGGAATCCTCAATTAAGCATATAAAGTCTAGATGTACAGATAAGGCTAGTCAGATAGTCTTATTGGAACTTTTCTCACTAGTTAATAGTAAAATAAATATTAACTTATCACTATTAGAGGTTATAGTCTATGCAATATCAATACCTGGATTCGATAATTATCATATGGGTAGAATGAATAACTCTACCAAACTTGGAGTTGGGTCAGCCATTATTAGAAATAGATCATTGGGGATAGCATATACCAACATTACTATTGATAAAACAATAACGTCGCCCAGATCGTTCTTTAAGGAAAATAGACCTGATAGCATTCTTGATGTTTATATAGACCCTAAGAATTATCTGGAACATTATGATATTAAGAAGGGAAATCACAATAAAATATAGGTGAAAAAATGACATGGCAGAAAATTAAGAAGTATACCCCTATTTTAGGAAATCGTTATTCTAATATCCTCATGCGAAATCATAAAGATGGTGTGTGGGTGCGTAAGGCTGACGTCATTACTTTAATTATGAAAAATGATGATAAACATAGATTGCATGTGAGTCAGTTGAGGAACCTATATAAGGAGCATATAGAAAAACAAGCTATAATTACTGATAAACAGCGTACTATGTTAATTCTAGTAGGCACTATTATAGGGAGTACCCTAACAGTAGGCATCTATCTAGGAATAGGGTTGATGTATGTTTAGGATAATAGTAGGGAGTCACTACTTTAGGGTCTGTGATGTTAATAGTAGAGTACGTGGAGTACTCTATACCCTATCCGATAACTACTCTATAAAAGGATGGGTTAATGTAAAAGGTAGAAGGGTTTTTAAAGTCATAAAACGGTATGTATCTATACATGGTGATAGTAGAGAGTTTCGATTACACATCGGTCAATTGAAACCTTTTATCACCATGTTGTCTGATAGTGGTATATTCGATAGTGATTATACTATCGAATATCTAAGTCTGTATACGCCTATGAAGTGCTCATTGTTATTACGTGATGGTTGGGTGTTACGTGACTATCAAAATGATTGTAAGGAGTATATACTCAAAGATGATAGAGATGCGTTGAGATCTAAAATGGTCTCTATGCCAACTGGGACTGGTAAGACTGTAACTGCACTGGCTACCCTCAGTACTCTAAATAATCCTATAGTTATAGCTATACTTCCTACTTATATAGAGAAATGGGCTAGTGACTGTATGGAGATATTAGATATCTCTCCTAAAGATATAATGTGTATACGGGGAGGTAAACAGTTAAAGGGGTTAGTTGATGCAGCTAAGAATAATCCACCTAATTGTAAGATTTACATCATATCACTTAAGACTATCCAGAATGCTATAAAGGATATAGAAAGTCATAATGGTAACTATGAAGAGCTTGGATTTACCACAGCTATAGATGAGATGTATGAGAATCTTCAAGTAGGGACATTACTTATAGATGAGGTACATCAACACCTTCATGCAGTTTATAAACTAGTCACCAATGCTAACGTTCCATCGGTGTTAGGTTTGAGCGCTACTTTAATGTCTAACGATAGCATGTTAGATAGTATACAGCACATGATGTTCCCTAAAGAACTCCGCTATAATAAAGTTAAAATGGAGAAGTATATTAAGACTGTAGCAATTTCTTATAACTTCATTAATTTAAAAAATAGTGACATAAAGTTCTCTGAAAGGGGATCTACATCATATAGTCATATAGCATTCGAACGAAGCATACTTAAAAATGCCAAAGTGAAAAAGGGATTTATGACCCTTATTGAGAATGTAGTTAAGACTGGGTTTATTACTGACTATAAGGATGGTGATAAATTAGCTATTTTTGCGGCCACTATGAAGATGTGTGATGCTATATTAGACCATCTTCATAGTAAATTCCCTACGTTAGATATAAGACGGTATATGGAGAAAGACCCATATGTAAATGCTATAGAGTCTGATATACGAGTGACTACCTTAGGTAGTATGGGGGTTGCTATAGACGTTCCTAACCTACGTTCTGTTATTTTAACTAATAGTATTTCATCACCTGTAGCTAACTTACAAGTATTGGGTAGATTGAGAGATCTTAAAGATAGAGATGTTAAGTTCTTTTACTTGTATTCAAATCAGATATCTAAACAAAGAGCATACCATCTTGATAAGATTCAACTCTTTAAAGACCGGATTTTGGGATTAACTGAGTTGCACTATCCAATACCTATATAAGTTATACTTATAAGACGCTGATGTAGGCGTCTTTTTTTTTCATATTACCCAATCAAGGATCTGAC